ACGGCCCCGACGACGTGGTGGGCGAGTTGGCGTGCAAGCTGATCGTGGTGAATCAGCGCTACCGCGACGCCGACCTGGACGAGGTCGACCGCTCGTGAGCCAGGAATTGGCCATCGTATGGTGCGCGAATCCGCGTTGCGTTCGCTGTTTCGTGGCGCGGCGTGGCCGTTCGTATTGCAGTAGCGCTTGCTCGCATGCCGTGAATGACCATCGCCGATGGGTCAAGAGCAAGGGCAAGGTCCGCTCGTGAGCCGCGCTGAGATTGTGCGCGCGCACTTGGAGCAAGCCGTCGAGGCGGTGCTCGTCCTGCGTTCGATTGGCGCGTGGACGGTGACGCCGATTGCCGGCGAGGCGGGCGACGTGGACCTCGGCTATCGCGCCGAGTCCGAGTTGCAGACGTTCGAGTCGCTGGGCGGGGAAAGGCGACTTGCGCATGCGGACATGGTCGACGGCCACGTGCGCGTGATCTCGACGGTGACACTGGTGATTGGACGAACGCGGTTCATCGCGTCGCGCGAGGACGTCATGCCGCGCCCCGAGTTCGAGCGGCGCATGAGGGTCGCATGACGGGCGAGGAGACGCGCGTGGAGCGCCCGCTGCAGCTGACGCCGCTGGTGCCCGAGAAGGAGCCGGCGACGCCCGCGTGGTGGCGATGGGTCGAGCAGGAGTTGGCGGCGCAGGGATACGGGGAGGAGGCGCGCACATGCTGATCGCGGGTCCGTTACACGAAGTCTACTGGGGCATGTTCCGCGCTCGGTACGTCTCGCCGGTGCTGGCGCGAGTCGTGCGCTGGTCGTGGGTCGCTGGGCTGTTCATCTGAGAGGGGGCCGCCACATGAAACGCATCGAATCACTGACGGAAGCGCAGGTTGCGCGACTCGACGAGTTCCGCGACAAGTGGCTCGCCATCGGGTTGTCGACGGCGCCGGCCGATCGCGTGGAGGCCGAACGCGGCGTCGAGCTCGCATATCGCGCCGCCGGTCTCGAACCGCCGCGCATTCGCATCTGGCTCCGTTCCCCGCTCGAGGGAATTATTGGAGCGGCCTACCTCGCCGAAATTTCGCGGCGTATCAAAGAGGCTCCGAAGTCAGCACGAAAGGCCACGCCGCGAAATTTCGGCGAGCCGGTAAAGGCCAAAGTCAGGGACCAAGTCGGGGACCAAGTCAGGGACCAAGTCAGGGCCCAAGTCAGGGCCCAAGTCTGGGACCAAGTCGGGGCCCAAGTCAGGGCCCAAGTCGGGGACCAAGTCGGGGACCAAGTCGGGGACCAAGTCAGGGACCAAGTCAGGGCCCAAGTCGGGGACCAAGTCGGGGCCCAAGTCGGGGACCAAGTCGGGGCCCAAGTCGGGGCCAAAGTCAGGGACCAAGTCGGGGACCAAGTCGGGGCCCAAGTCTGGGCCCAAGTCAGGGCCCAAGTCAGGGACCAAGTCAGGGCCCAAGTCAGGGCCCAAGTCTCGAATGCCTGCTTCGGACAGCACGAAGCAGGCTGGGCGAGTTTCTATGATTTCTTCGGCAGCGCTTGCGGGCTCGCCGCCGTAGATCGACTCGCCGGACTCACGGCTATCACGCGCGCGGCGGGGTGGTGGTGGCCGTTCCGCGGCGCGGTCATCTTGACCGAACGACCATGTTTTATTGCGCGCGACGACCGCGGTCGACTGCACTCCGAGACTCGGCAGGCGATCGAATATCCCGACGGCTGGGGAATCCACGCGTGGCACGGGACGCGTGTGCCGGCGGAGTGGATCACGAATCGCGACAAGATCGACCCGTCGACGGCGCTGACGTGGGCCAATATCGAGCAGCGACGGGCGGCGGCCGAGATCATCGGGTGGAAGCGCGTCTTGGAGCAGTTGCCGTCGAAGGTCATCGACGCTGACAGTGACCCCGAGATCGGGACGCTCATCGAAGTGAACCTTCCCGATGCTGGCCCCGCGAGGTTCCTTCAGGTGCGTTGCGGAACCGGCCGCACGTTCGTTCTTCCTGTGCCCCGAGAAATGCGCACCGCCGTCGAGGCGAACGCGTGGACGTATCCGACGATGACACCGCAACGAATCAGAACATTGGAGGCTCGCACATGAAAGAGATCAAGAAGAGCGGCGCGCAAGGTGACGTGATTTTCCGTCGCGTGAAGGCGCTTCCCAATGGAGTCGTCGAGAAGAAGATCGAGGGCGAGATCATCGTCGCCCACTCCGAGACCGGCCATCACCACGTCGCCGAGAGCCCGGGCGAGGTCGCCTTCTTCTCGACCAAAGATCCGCTGGTGTCGTATCTGCGCGTGAAGGGCGAGTACGCGGACATCGTGCACCACCGCCCTTGGGATACGCACGAGACGCTGCGGCTGCTGAGCGACGGGACGGGCGAAGGCGAGACGATTTGGGAGATCGGACGCCAGCGCGAATGGACTCCCGAAGGCTACCGGATCGTCGCCGACTGATCGACGCCGCGGCGCCTCAGCGCGTGAATCTGAGGCAATCGCAACCAGGGGAGTTACGCAATGCAGGCCAAGGTCATCGACGCCGCCGATCGTTTCGCGCAACGCCGTGCTGCGCATCGTGCAGCCGTCGGCTTCGACTACTACGATGCGGGCGAGCGCAAACGGCGGCGCTGGGACCGAGTCTTCGCGTACGCCGGCGCGACGCTGGCCGCGGTCTCCATCGGCGTCGGGTTCGCGATCGTTTTCGGGTCGAAGGTGCTCGACGCGGTGCTGCCGTGAGCGCCGTGGCGGCGAAGGAGGCCGTGCGTGAGCGGCCGATCATTTTCTCGGGAGCGATGGTGCGCGCGATCCTCGCCGGCACCAAGACGCAAACGCGCCGAATCGTCAAGCCGCAACCTGCATGGACCGATATCTCGCCGGCCCTACTCGCGCGGTGCCCGTACGGAACGCCCGGCGATCGGCTGTGGGTGCGCGAGACGTGGAGAACAATGGAGCGAGAGGAGGACATGGTCGATGGCGTGCGTTTTCTCGCCGACGCCGCCTTCGTTCCGATCGAGAACACTCGCCAAGCAGCCGACGCATGGGTGGCAGCCCACGCCAATGGCAAGCACGGCGTGTCGTTCCGTCCATCGATCCACATGCCGCGGTGGGCCTCGCGCATCGACCTCGAAATCACACGCGTGCGCATTCAGCGGCTGCAGGAGATCAGCGAGGAGGACGCACGCGCCGAGGGTGTCGACGAACTCGAAGTGAAGGTTACCGAGGTCAACGGGAAACCGGCCGGCGGCGGCATCGTGCTCGACGCGCCACGTGTTCGCTTCTGCGCGCTGTGGAAGCACATCAACGGCAGTGACTCGTGGCCGTCGAATCCGGTTGTCTGGGTGCTCGACTTCAAGCGCGTGCGCCCGTGAGCGCGCTCGATCGCGACGAGCACGGCGCCATCACCGGCCCGTATCGCCACAAGCGCGCGCTCGCATACGAGGACAAGGTCGTGCTGGTCATGGTTGTCGCGGGCGTGCTGACGGCGGGCGCGCTGGCGTGGCTCGTGAGGCTGTTCTAGTGGCGGCGGCATTGCTCGCGACAAGGAGGCGCGATCCCGATATCCGGTGCGACAGCATCGACGCGTGGCTAGAGGCGCGCATCAGCATCGGTATCGGCGGCAGTGAGTCGGCGGCGCTGTTCACCGATGAGCGCGGTCATTCACGCAGTCCGTTCAAGAGCGCGTACCGACTGTGGCAGGAGAAGCGGCGCCTGGTGCCGTCGTCGTCGTCCGAGACCGAGTGGATGTATTGGGGCAAGCGCTTCGAGGAGCCCATCGCACGGCATTTCGCCGACGTCTCTCGTGCGCAGGTGGTCGACCCCGGTGCTTACTCGATCTTCCGCCATCGCACGGCGCCGCTGTTCGTGACGCCCGACCGCTTCATCGTCGAGGGCGACGTGCTGATTCCGCTGTCGGTCAAGAACGTGTCGCAGTGGAAGGCTGACGAATGGGCCGGCGAGGAGTGCCCGTTCTTCTACTGGGTGCAGCTGCAGCAGGAGATGGACGTGATCGAGGCGCCACGCGGGACGATTGCGGCGCTCATCGGCGGCAACCACTTCGTGCGCCGCGACTTCGAGCGCGACGACGAGTTCCTGTCGGTGCTGCACGACAAGACGACGTCGTTTTGGGACGGGCATGTGCTGACAGGCGTGCCGCCACACGTGGACGCCAGCGAGTCGACGACGGATGGGTTGAAGCGAGCGCACGTGCGCGACGACGGGCGCGTGATCGAGTTGCCGCCCGAGGCGCTGGAGTGGACAACGGCCATCCGCGAGGCGCGCGCGGCAGCCGAAGCGGAAGAACTGAATCGCAATCGCATTCGGCAGGCGATGGGGTCGGCAGCGGTCGGGCGCATGAGCGACGGCTCCGAGTGGAGATGGAGCGGTGAGCCGCGCCGGCTGCGGCATTTCAAGCCCAAGGGCAAGAGGTGAACATGGCGACGACGACGACAGCAATCGAGAAGAAGCGTGAGCCGACGGCGATCGAGCAAATCGGCCAGATGCTCGAGGAGCGCAAGTCCAAGCTGGCGAAGGTGCTCCCGAAGCACATCTCAGCCGATCGCCTGGTGCGCGTCGCGCTGCTGGCGATGGCGCGCAATCCCGACCTGCTGCTCTGCACGCAGGCGTCGATTGCGATCGCGGTCGAGCAGGCTGCCCAGTATGGGCTGGAGCCCGGTGGCCCGCTCGGCGACGCGTACCTCGTGCCGTATCGCAATAACAAGCTCGCCGAGAAGGCCAAGCGCGAAGGCCGGGGCCCGACGCACGAGTGTCAATTGATCCTCGGCTACCAGGGAATGATCTCGCTCGCGCGCCGGTCGGGGGAGATCGCCAAGATCGAATCCCGCATCGTCCGCGCCGTCGACGAGTTCGACTACCAGTACGGCGACGCTCCGTATCTGCGCCACAAGCCGGCGCCTGGGGATGACGAGGAGCGCGGCGAGCTCGTGGGCGCCTACGCGGTGGCGACCCTGCGCGACGGCACGAAGCAGTTCGAGGTCATGACCTACCAGCAACTCACCAAGATTCGCGATCGCTCGCGTGCGTCCGATAACGGCCCGTGGAGAACCGACTTCGAGGAGATGGCGCGAAAGACGGTCGTGCGGCGCTTGTTCAAGTACCTGCCGAAGTCGGTCGACATGCGCACGCAGTTGGACCGCGAGGACAACGCGGAGGCGGGAATCTTCGAGGACGCGAGCGGCGGCGAGATCATCGACGGATCGATCGTGGAGCAGCGCAACACGTTGTCGAGCATCGTCGAGGCGGAGAAGAAGAAGGCGCGTGGGACGAAGTCGGAGTCGCGCGGCAAGGTCGCCGATATGCCGGCGAGCGAGACCGTCATCGACACGCGCGACCATGCGCCGAACTGCGCGACGCGGGCGCCCGACCCGGGGCCGTGCACGTGCAGCGATGACGACGGCGACGTAGCAGCGTAAGGTGAGGGTGTTCGACGGCTGCGGCGGGGCGAGATGACCCGCGGTGGAGTGATCAACCGGGCCAACCCCAGGGCCCCGCACGTTGAAGCCGACGAGGGTGGGTCCTCGTCAAGCCGGGGCAGGACCGGCCAGCCGTCCCGAAGGAAAGGAGGTGGACGATGCGCCATTCCGGGTAAATCCGGGCGTGCCTGGTAGCGGCACGGGCGACGACGGAAGCACAAACGAAGCAGAGAGGCACTTCGTGTGTCCCTCCTCCGATGCGGCACTGACGTGCCGCCGTGGCTCGCGGGGAACCTGCGTCAAGGGTGCCCGCACTTTACCGAGGAGTCCAATGGAAGCACCACCGAACGAGTACATGGTCGGCATCGCGGGCGACAAGATCGTGATCATGATGCAGCCGCGCGCGCCGATGACGCGCAAGCAGGCGCTGGGGCTCGCGGCGTGGCTGGTCGCAATCGCCGATCCCACCGTGGATGATTTCTCGAACATGCTCGCCGCGGTGCTCGACTCATGAGGGCCGATCGAGTCGTCCTCGCGCTGCAGTTCTTCGTCGACGCCATGGTCGTGTCCGCGTGGCTCGTCGGCGTCGCGCTGGGCGTGTGGGAGTACCAGGAGCCCGACGACTACGACGACGTCGGCATCTTCGGAGCGTACACGTGAGCCGCGCGGATAAGACAATCCGCTTCCTAACGGCGCCCGCGCGCAAGCGAGTTGCGTCGAAGCGAACGCGAGCACAGGGCAAGACCTACGCCGACGTGATTGCGATTGTCGACGACGTCCACTACGAAGGCCACCGCTGGCGTCTCGGTCGCATGGGCACCGGCTTCTTCGTGCAGCTCGTCTATGACGAAGCCGACGTCGACACTGGCAAGGTCGAGCCGCAGCACGGCCGCAAGTGGTACGTGTCGCCGCACTCGACGCGCAGCGAGATCGTGCAGACGATGCTGCTGGCCGCGATCACGAGCGCCGAGCATCGCGTGCGCGAGCACTTCCGATATCGCAACGCGCGCGTGTTCATGCCGCACTTCAGCGTTGACGCCCTTGCGAGGCTGTCGTCGGCGATCGGCGGCAAAGATGTGCGTGCGCCGAAGGAGAAGCCGTGACCTCGCGCCCTGCCACGTGGGCGGCAGAATGGACGATGGCCGAGGATGCGCTCGTACGCTCGCTGTACGCCGTCCAAGGCGCCAGGGCATGCGCGGATGCCCTGCCCGGTCGCAGCGTCACTGCTGTGATGAAGCGTGCGCGCAAACTCGGGCTCGCCACGCATCGACGGTGGACCGATCTCGACTACAAGCGCCTGCGCCTGCTGTGGGGCGATGGCTTGTCGCTGGAGACGATCGCGAAGAAGCTCGGGCGCACGCCGAAAACGACGTACTGGCGCGCGCAGCATCTGGGCCTGCCGTTGGGTTGTCCTCAGGGGTACGAGTATCTGACGGCGGCCAGCGAGCGCACGGGCTACGACAGGACATCGTTGCGCATCATCCTGCGATGGGCGGGCGTCGATGTCTATCGCGCCATCACGCGCGAGTCGAAGCCACGCGGCCGGCTGAAGCGGCACTCATTTCGCCACCATTACGTCGATCCCGATCGCGTCGATGAAGCGGTCGCCGGATGGCTGCGCACCGAATGCGTCGAGGCGGCTGCGCGGCGTATCGGCGTGTGCGGTGAGACCATTCGACGGTGGCTGATTGATGCAGGGCATACGCCGCCGACGAAACCGAGGGCACGTTGGCGCGTGGAATCAGCGGAGATCGATCGCGTTGCTGCGGATGGGCTGCGGAGATTCGCCAAACATCGGCGACCACGCGTGCGAGGCGACCGCGGTAGGTTCGCGAAGGTGGCGGCATAATGGCCACGCGTCGCCTCCCCGTCCTCCGTCGCGACTGCGCCCCCGGCGGCTCGCTGCACATACGCCCGTGCCCATTCGCGTCGTGCAAATGGCAGAACGAGGACGGCACGTGCGTGCTCGACATCGCCGACGACGGTGGCGCCACGCTGCACGAGGTCGGCGAGCACATCGGCGTCACGCGCGAACGGGTGCGGCAGATCGAAACGAACGCCTTGCGCAAGCTCGCACGGGCCGCGCGCAGGCATGGGCTGACGGTTGAGGACGTTCTCGGCATCAACCGGCCGCGGCATGCGCTGGATTTCGGCGCCAACACCGACAGCCGAGGGCGCGATCGATCGAAGTTGGCGGTGTATCGCGAGCGTTGGGAGCAGAAGCACGGATGAGCCGCGCGCGCCGAAGCTTCGTGCCGCACTGCTGCTTCTGCTTCGCCTCTGAGGGTGAGGTCGAGTTGAAACGCGTGCGGAACGGCATCACGGGAACGGTCACGATCTGGTGCGTGGACGCTGCGGCGTGCAGGGAGAGGCAGGCGAGACAATGAGAGGCAGCGTGACACCCGCGGAACTAGCGGGCGAGATTGCGTCGGTCGTTTACGGAACGGACGACATCTGGTCCATCGAAGATGCTCGCTGGCTGGGGATCATCACGCTCGCGCTTGACGGCAAGACCGACGACGTTCGCGCAGCTGTCTGGAACATAGTCGAACGTCGCGCCGCCGCGAAGAGGCGGTGAAGCATGGCCGCCTGCGCCCACTGCGGCGAGCACCTGCGCTGCATCTGCCCGAAGGAGGAGGTCGACAAGACGCCGCACTGCTACGTCTGCGGCGCGAAGGTCCCGGGCACGAAGACGCACTTGTGGATCATCGTCACTCCGTTCGTGTGCGCGGGATGCCGGCGGTTGCACTTTGTGGATGAGGCGGCGTGATGATCGAGATCGCCGCCAACGTCATGTACGACGAAGATGAACTCGTCGCCAAGCTCGGCCTGAGCCGTTCGTGGCTGCGGCGCACCGTCGGTGGCTTGCTGGCAGGGCGTAAGCGTGTGTACCGTGGCGCAGACCTCTTGGCGAGGATGCGCCCGTGCAGCACAAGAAACGCTTCACCGTCAGCGTCGAGCGGCGTGGGAAGTATTGGCAGGCCCGGGTCTACTTCGAGGGCGAAGGCGGGAACAGCCGGCGATTCTCTACCGGCGTCGCGATCGGAGAGCGGTGGCGGGAGTCTAAAAGAGCGGCTGAGAAGGTGGCGGACGAGCACGCCGCGAAGCTCGCCAATCAAACATCGGTCGCAGTAGATGCCGACAACGATCACTCGCTGGACGCTGTAGCCGAGCGCATGCTGCACCAGAAGATGGCCGATGGCCGACGCGATCGAGCTGTCGAATTCTTGGCGCAGACGATCGACAGCCACGCCAAGCCATTCTTCGGCGCCACGCGCGACGTGCGCACGATACGCCGGCGTGACCTCGAAGCGTTCAAGGGTGACCTGCGCTCCCAGGGATACGCGCCGACGACCATCAACAACGCGCTCACCGGCATTCGTCAGATCTTGAAGTTCGCGTACGAGGTCGAGGAATCGATCGAGGCGATTCCGATCGTAAAGAACGTCGAGGTCGACAAGCGCGGCAAGGGCAAGCCGATCACCCCCGAACAGGCGGCGCGCTTCATTCGTTCGTTCTTGCCGAACGAGCGCGAGGAGCGCGAGTTCAACCTCTTCTTGCTCAACACCGGCCTGCGCAAACACGAGTGCCTGGCCATCCGGTGGGACTGGGTCGACTGGAAGGCGCGCGAGGTCAGCATCCCAGCCGAGGTGCGCAAAGGCGGCAAGCCGCAGCGCGTGCCGACGCAATTGAATGAGGTTGCGTTCGGCCTGTTGGAGCGCCGCCGAGCTCGTCCAGAGCAGCCGAGCAAGCAGCGCGTGTGGTGGCAGTTGAAGACGTACGACGATGCCAGGCGGCGCGCGGCCGCGAAGGCGGGCATCGCCGGATACCGGCATCACGACGCCAGGCACACGCGCGCGACGCAATTGGGCGCCGAGGGAGCGACCGCGATCGACCTGCGCGACCAGATGGGCTGGTCGACGCTGGCGATGGTAAATCGTTACACGCACCCCGATAAGGCGCGCGCGAAGAAGATGGCTGACAGAGTTCAACTCGGCGCCAGCCCGTCACGTCGAACCCGTCACAGTGGCAAAAAAGATGAATAATTCTCAGAGACGGTATCTGTTTTGAAGACTGGGCCCAGCACCAGCTCAGGACGCGCTTCCATGATGGTAACTACCGGTCTATTCTCGGATTCCGACGGGAGAGGGAATTGGCGGAGATTGCAGAAGTCGGCCAAAGTCGTCCTCGGGGACATTGTTGGCCCGTCACGAAACCCGTCACGCTCGTCTGTTGATCCATGACGGCGAGCGTAGCCGAAACGCATCACCACTGCGAGGCCTGCCAATGGGCAGCCAAGGAGAGAGCGCGAATGAAGCCGAAGAAGACGAGCAAGAAGGTCACGAAGACGACGGCGGGCAAGACGACGAAGGCGAAGTGGGGCCTTCGAAAAGATGGCAAGCCGAAGAAGAAGCCGGGGCCGCGCGCGAAGAAGGTCGCGCCATGAAGCTCCGCCCGCTCAATGACATCGTCATGGTGCAGCGCAAGCCGAAGGAGGAGCGCTCGGCGGGCGGGATCGTGATCCCCGAGAACGCGCAGGAGAAGACGACGACCGGGATCGTGATGGCCGTCGGTCCGGGCGCGGTGGACGATCGAGGCGAACGGCGCGCCATCGACGTCCGCGTGGGCGACGAGATTTTGTTCGGTCGCTACGCCGGGACGGAGGTGCAGATTAGCGGCGAGGACTTCGTGATGCTGCGCGAGACGGAGATCTTCGGCGTCGTCGGCACCAAGCAGTAGCAGCACGCGGCGGCGGCGCGGAAGCGTCGCAGTCGCCCCAAGGAGGTTCGATGCGCTTGTGCAAGTGTGGTCAGCCATCGGAACTGACGCATTCATGCGGGCTTGCGCCACCGCCGCTGCAGGGTCAGGCCGCATGGAAGCCCGCGAGGCTGTGCTCTGCGCATTGCTGGCATCCGAAGGCGTGGGAAGGGGGCTTCGTGTGCTGTTTCTGCGGCGAGACGAAACGACTTCCAGGGCATGGGCCCTATGCACCATGAGGAGGACCGAATGAGCAGCATGGGCAGTATGGCCGCGCTGTCCGCGGCGGCGCGGGAGACGGTAGCGGCGATGGCGGTCGTCGTCGAGTGCACGCGTCGTCTCGTGCCGCTGGCGAAGAACACGATCGACCTCGACGCGGTGGGCGCGCTGGTTCAGATCGTGGCGCGCGTGCATCACCACCTCGACGAGCAGCGCGAGAAGTGGGAACAGCGCGCCAAGCAGAGGGCGTCGAGACGGTAAACGAAGGGAGCGATAATGGAGGAGGCAACGCAGGAGAATGAATTTCGTCGCTGGGCATCGATCGAGCGCCTGGAGCAAATGGTCTCGATCACTGAGAAGGTCCACGGCTCCAACGCCCAGATCCTCGTGACCGAGACCGAGGTGCGGGCAGGCTCGCGCGAGCGTTGGCTCGACCGCATCCAAGACAACTACGGATTCTGCGCGCACGTCACCGAACACGCCGACGAGATCCGCGCCCTGCTCGGACTCGGGCGCCATTACGGAGAGTGGTACGGCGCCGGAATCAACTCCGGCTACGGCCTGAAAGAGAAGCGCCTCGCCCTGTTCGACACGCGATGGGCCGACAAGCCGCGCCCATCGTGGTGCGATGTCGTGCCGGTGATCTACCGTGGCCTGTACTACCCGGCTGCGCTCTCCGAGGCGATGGAAAAGCTGAAGACGGGCGGCTCGGTCATCCAGCCGGGTTTCATGGGCGCCGAGGGCGTGGTCGTTCGATTCGAGCGGTCGGGCGTGCTCATGAAGCACGTGTTCGCGTTGGAGGACACCGCGTGGCGGAAGGGCTATCGCGATCCTGAGACGAAGAACGCCGAGCGCGAGGCGAAGAACGCGCTGATCGCCGAACTGGGCGCGAAGTATCTTCAGCCGATCCGCCTGGAGAAGCTGTTGAGCAGCGACGAGCAGTACCGCATCGGCTACCCGCAAACGCTGCCACAGATCGTCAAGCTCTACTGCGCCGACCTTGAGCGGGAGACTCCAGACTTGGATCCCGAGGCGTGGAAGGCGGCGAAGAAGACGCTGTTCCATTTCGTTCGCAGCCAGATCGAAGGACAGCGGTAGCCATGGAAGTCGCCCGTCAACGCGTCTCGCTATGGCTGTCGCGTCTGGAGTGGTTCCGCATCGCCCGCTCGCTCGGCGTGCGCGACGATGAGGAGACCAACGCCTACTTCGCGATGATGGACGGCGAGCAGCGACGTAGAGCGTTGCGGCGCGTGTGGTTCAACTGACGTGCTGGCGATCAGTCGCGACGGCACCGTGCGCGAGGTCGACTGGCCGATTAACAGGCTGCATGTGGAACGCGTAGAACGCGTATCACTGCAGCGTGGATTCGATCTCACGGCGACTAGCGACGACCGTCCGCTCGCCTACGAATCCCAGTACTACCTGCACCGCATGCCCGACTACGTGTTCGTTGAGGCAGGCATGCCACTGAGCGTCGCCAACGGCGTCTTGCGCACAGTCATGCGCCTCAGCCCCGCCGAGACGGTGCAAGACGCCGCCCGTGACGCTCTCTCGGTTTACATCAACGCACGCATGTCTCCGCGTCTGCTGCAGGAGATGACCGCGTACCTGCACAGCATGGGCGTCGTGGAAGATGAGCGTCGTCCGGGCGGCGTCCGGCTCGTCGGCCGCCAAGAGGCAGAGCAGCGATTGATGGACCTCGCGCGCGACGAAAGCGATCGTTGGGCGCGCGCTCAGTCGTATGGACGCACGCCGCGCGAGATGGAGCTCGAAGACGAGGTAAGGCGGCTGCGCCATCAGGCATGGAACGCCGAGATGAACGCAATCGGCGCATCCATGGAGCGGGTGAAATCCATGAACGACGAACTCGCACGCCTGCGCGAGGAGAACATCCGCCTGCGCTCGTGGCGCTTCGGCCGCGGCGTCCCGCACAGGCTGGCGCTGCCGCAGTTCTCCGAGGCGTTCCCGCAGCAGCACGGCCGCTGGAGATGGCTGGAGGTTGACGGGGAGGCCCGCAAGTCGCCACCGATGGCGGAGCCGCGGCCGCGGGCGATTGCCGACGACGATGGACGCGAGGCATGCGCCGGGTGCCGCGGGCCGCTGCATTGCGGGCGGTGCTATGCGTGCCGGCCGCTGACAAGGATGGAACAGGTGGAGGTGGATTGATGGGAATGAAGGTCCGCGCAGACAGCCACCTGCCGCTGTGGCGTCAGTCGATCAACCGTTGGCCCGCCGACCGTCGGGAAGCGTGGGAGCACTTGGCGGCGAAGTTGGAATACGAGGCCGCCGACTTCTACCCGACGCGCGAGGCGGCGGAGAAGGCAGCGTGGGAAGTGCTCGCGGTGGAGGTATCGCGATGACCGTCGACATCGACAAGCTCGAAGAATTGGCGCGCGCGGCGCCGTCGTCTGACTGGTACGTCGAAGAGGAGCCCGACGAACAGGGCAGGACCATAGTGTACATGCCGCCAGGGGAAGCGTCATACATCGCCGCCACTGATCGAAAAGTCGTGCTCGAGCTGGTGCAGCGCCTGCGCGCGGCCGAGGGCACGGACGAGCCCGGCTATCACGCCGAGATGGCGATGAGCCGCGAGGACGCCGAAGCCGTACAGAATTGGGCCAAGGACGCGGCAGTGCGGCAGCGACTGGCGCTACTCGAGGCGATCGTGCGCGACCTGGCGGCGAAGGAACCGGCGGTCTACTTCCCGATGGGTGGCGACTGGGCATGCGTACTGTGCTCTGACAGCGTGAAGCGCGTATCAGATCCGATGCTGCACGACATCGAATGCCCGTACCGCCGCGCCGTCGAGGCGATTCGGTGAACACCTGCGGCACGTGCAAGCACTGGGGCAGGCCGGGAGACGTTGGCGAAACGTTCCGCCCGTGCCGAGCTGTCATCCATGACAGCAGAGACTGCACCGGCTCCTCCGGAGATGAGTTCATGACGGACGAACCGATCGACGATTGGGAGCGGAGAAAACGAGAAGAGGTGATCGCCATTCGCAAACAGAAGGCGGTCGTTAAGGATGGATCGGGTTACTTCGCCGCGCTGAAGACGCGGCATGACTTCGGCTGTGTGCTATGGACGGAGTCGACACGGTGAGCTATCGAGAGAGCGAAGCGCCAACGGCGCCCGATATCGTTCGGTGCCTTCATTGCGGACAGCCGCACCGCGACGACGATCTCGATCACGTAGCGGAGGACGGGAGCACTTGTTACTTCGCTGACCGCGTCGAGGCGATGCGATGAACGAAGACTTTCCGCCATGCCCGTACTGCGAGCATCCGATGCTCGTCCTCGACACCGCCGCCTCCGTCGCCGAATGTCACATGTGCGAAGCGTGCAAGGGAGCGACGGTGACGCCATTCGCGTATCCCGATGAGATCGAGATCAACATCGGATTCTCTGACGAGGATACGCGATGAAACTACGCGTGCGCTGCACCTTCGAGATCGACGTGGACGTTCCAGACGACGAGGACTACGACGCCATCTTCGACATCGAAGACAATCATTGTCCAGGAACGGGCATCGTCGGCGCAGCGCTCGAACGCGTGATGGCCGATCACGAGGAGACAAGAACGTGTTGGGCCTGTGCGCTGGGAGGCAAGTGCCAGATCGTGGATGGGGGAGGGGTTGATTGATTGCCCGGACGGGCGAGGGATGATACGAGAGGCGGGATGAGAGTCGGAAGGGCCTATTTCGAGCACAGTTACTACGGGTGCGAGAGCGGTTGCTGTGGCTGCCGCATCATCGTCGAGTTACCCGATGGCACGGAGAAGTCCTGGTTCGATTTCAGTCACGATGACGACGCCGCCGAGGAAGAAGCACGTACACGAGCCGCTGAATTCGGAGTGCCACATGAAGAGGAGCCCGGAGAGCGCGAGAAGCTGAAGACCTGTTGGTGACCGGCGCGCTTAGTAACCAACGGCAAATTGTAGGTGCATGGCGTCAGGCTTCTGCCACCGCCCGCCCCACACCCATCCGCGGCGCTCGAACTCGGCGATCCATGCCGCTGGGATGTCGTAGCGCAGGACGCCGTCCATCGACAGCGGGTTCGCGTCAGGGTTGAGGTCGACCGCGATCCCCCACGAATGCGTCGACAGGTCGCCGTTGACGCGCTTGGGCCGCGGCGCGAAGCAGGCGAGTGAGACGATTCGATAGCCGTCGCCGAGCGCGATGCACGCTTCGAACGCGTCCAGCAAGACGGCCTTGACCTGCGCGTTGACGTAGAGCCGCCCTTTCGGCATCCACGGCGCGAACGCAACGGCCATGTTCGCGTCTTCCCAGCCCGGCGTGGTCACACGACCGCCCGCGACCTGGATATCGCCGTAGCGCGCGACGAGCTCGGCGCGGCCCCGCGGCGGCGCGAACCATCCGGGGATGGCCGAGACGAGCAAGGGATCGATGGGCGTGAGCGGGGGCGCGTTCATCGGCACACCGCCGGCTCGTCTCCTTCGCTCCAGCACACGCGGCCGCGAAGAGCGTCGATCATCGGGAACTCGGCGAGGTAGCGCTCTTCGCCGTGCGCGCGCACGCACGGCGCCCATCGGTGCGTCCCTGGCCATTGCGCGCTGCCGTTGATGGCGCTCGGTTCGCACCGCACGTGGACGATGGCGTCGTGGTCGGTCGGGTTGTGCGCGACAACGATGGTGCCGGCACGACCGTCCGCGAACCAGGCAGCGGGCGAACCTCCGACGGTGACCGCGAACGGCTCAACAGGGCGATCGGACACGTACGGCAGCGACGGAGCGCACGAAGCGACGGCGACCGCTAGGAGCAGCGCGCGCGTCAGCATGGCTCTTTCTCCTCGTGCTCGCACAGCGGGCACAGCGAGCGGTCGGCGTCGTCGGTGAAGAACGAACGGCCGCATCGCGCGCACTCGACGCGGTAGACACGCCGCCAAGGCCACGACTCAGGCACCAGCGCGCTCCTTCTCGTAGCAGTGGACGCAGAGGCGCCGGTCGTCGGTGTCGATCATCAGCATCTCGCGACACGCCATGCAGCGGCAGAGGTCGCAGTCGTAGAGGGCCACGCGATCGTTCTGCGTCTGGACCGCGATCGTGCAGCGGTCGCAGATCGCAACGAGGTGAACCATCAGCCGCCCGCGCGCTCCGCGCACGAAGTCGCCTTCGCCGCTGCCGCCGGGTGCGCCATCAGGAACAGGTTCGCGCCGTCATGCGCAGCCTTCAGCGTCGACGGCGCCGCCGCATCGGGCACGGCCCCGCCGCTCGGCACGCTGGGCAGCGGGTGCGTCGCCTGCCACGCCTTGACCGCGCACGCGACCAGGAACTCGCCGTCGGTGCCGGCGTAGACCAGGGCTTCCAGCGCCGCCGCTACGGGGCCTGCCGCGGCCGCCGTGGCCATGACCGCCTCGACCTGCTGCGGAATCTTCTGCGCCGCCGCTGGGAGCGCCGCCGCCGCCTCGGTCTTCAGGCACGCCTTGTAGGCCTTGCCGTAGGGCGTCGCGCAACTCGAGAGCAGCGGGATGAGCATCAGCGGCAGGAGCGCGCCAGCGGGCGGGCCGGGAGGCAGTGCGAGGCCCTTGGGCTGAGAGGCGAGGCCCGGGAGCGACAGCCATCCGCCGGCGATGCCCGTCTTGCCGTGCTCGGCGACCCAGGACAGGCGGTCGGCAACGCGGCCGAGCTTGGCGCCGGCGTCGGGAGAGATGGCGCCGATCTGCGTCAGCACGTTGCGAACGGTGCCGAGGATGGTCGCGGCGGCGGCGAGCAAGGCGAGGGCCTGCCCCCAGTGGGCTTGCGCCCAGAGTACGTAGTGCATGGTCGTCTCCTTGCTGGTTCAGCCACGGCCGTATTCGAGGCGCAGCCAGGCGGTGATGTTGTCGACGTCGTGGCGCAGCTGGCGCACGGCGGCTTCGAGGTCGGCGAGGCGAGAGCGGTCAGTGCGCGGCGCGGCCGCGGCGAGTTGGCGGTTGGCCTCGTCGATGTCGCGCGCCGGGTCTACGAGCGGCATCGGCCCCGAGTCGTCCCATGGCGACGGCGGGAGCGCATCGGGCGCGCGCGCTGGCGATGTGAGCGCTACGACCGCAGGATCGTCGGGCGACAGCGGGCGCAGGTCGGGACGCGTCCACGGGGTCACGGGCGGCGTCTCGTCTGCGTCGCGGCGCTTCATCGGCCGGCCAGGTGGCGGACGATGGCTCCGATGATGGCGCCGCCGATGGTCAGCGCCGCCACGATCAGCTTGTCGCGGATCTTCTTCTTCGCGTCGCCACCGCCGCGCAACTGCAACGCGAAGCTCGCGGTGATGCGATCGTCTTCCGACGCTGCCTTCACGAGCGCCTGACGTCCATCGCGAAGCTGTGCGAGAACGGCGCGGTTCTCGGCGAGCGCATCTTGCATCTCGCGGCGGGAGCGTGCGTCGAGGCTGTGGCTGGCGGAGATGATGCGCACGAGGCGTTCGATCTGCATGACGGCCTGCGCGCTGAGCCCGGCGATGCGGTCGATCTTGCTGTCGAGGTCAGCGGGCGCGGGCGGGCTGGAGCGCGGCGTCTCGTCCTTCGTGCTCATCGCGTTGCTCCTGCTCCTGGCGTTCAAATGCGTCGACGGTGCGCGCGAGACTCGCGACCGCCTGTTCGAGTTCGTCCATCGGTTGCTCCTAGTGAACGACGAAGTTGTCCCAGCGCGCGAGACCGGTGCGGCTGCAGTCATTCGAGCTCGCGAATCCGATTCCGGGCGCGCCGTGCAGCGTCGCATCGGTCGTGCTCAGCTTGGCGACGTCGTCGAGGTAGATCGTGATGACGTCGCCGACGACGGTGGCGCGCAATCGATGCTGTCCTTTGGCCTGCCCGCCGATCGCGGCGACCGGGTGCCACGCGCCGTCGAGGAAGTATGCAAGACCGACGTAGCCGCCATACCACGGGTCCCACGTCCACGTCGCGATCCACCACGACGCCGAATCGCGCACGCGGAACGCCACCGACGTATCGCCGCTGCCCCATGTGCCGAGTCGACCGTCGACGCTGACGTCTTGGTCGCCGGCAAGGCGCGGATCGCTGACCCACGCCACGCACGGGACCTGCTCCAAGAACGCGGCCGCGCCGTTGAGGATGCCCCACGACGATGGGAAGTGTCCGCCGGCGACGCATCCCTGTTGCCACGTCAGCGGACCGATAGAGCCGCCCTCCGTCGATCCGAGCGATGGCGCGTTGAAATAGGCGTAGGTCTGGTCGTCGCGATTGAAGCTATCGCAGACGCGCGCGCCCGCAGGACACGCTGCCGGCGTCAACCCGCGCGAGCCCGGCTCCGGCGGAATCACCGCGCCGAATGGGTGATCAGTCGTCGTCACCCACTGCGGCGGCACGCCAACTGGCGGCTCGGTTGCCTGTCCGTAGACGGTGCCGAGCGCGTCGTTGTCGGGACGTCCCGGGTGATGCACGCGCGGGCCGGTCGTGTCGCCGCCGTTGTAGCCGTCGCTGAGGTCAGCAATGATCGTCGCCGGCACCGTGTAATCGACGAGCAGGTCGGGCACGCGTCCGAAGCCGGTATCGTCGTTGGTGCTGTAGAGTCGTTCGGGCACCCAGGCTTGAATCCCCGTCGGAAAGAACGTCGCTTGATCGTAGACGCGCAGCTGCGCAAGGAGACCCGACCACGAGATATGATTCGAGCCGCCGACGTACAACACGCCCGCGCCCCATCCGCTCGGCGGCTCCGTGCGAGTGCCGGCCTGCTGCACCATTCCACATGGGATGCCGTCGACACGCGTGACCGCGATCGGATTGCCGGTGGCGTCGTTCTGCAGAGACCAGCTGAGCTCGAACCACCTCGACAGCACGCCGTCGTCGCATCCAAAGGAGACGCTGCCGCTGCCGGTCCAGTAGTTGCCGGCGCCGAGGCCTGACAGAAGCAGCGCGTGCGCGCCGCCGTAGCCGTCGCTGATGAGGTACCCCGACGGCGATGCGGGATCGTTGCGAATCCACGCTTGCCACGTCGCCGCGGTGCCAAGACTGGCGGACGGCGCCCAGAACGTGCCGTGGTTGACGTGCTGGGTCCCGCCGTCGGGAGTGGACGAGCCGAGCAACTGAAGAAATGCCTTCGGCGCCGTGGTCGACGTCGAGCGACCCGCCTGCGCGTCGATGCGCGCGATAGGTTGCGGCGCGCAGCCGGCGAGGAGCGCTGCGAGGAGCAGAGACAAGCGCATCGGCTATTGCTCCGCCGGGAAGGAGGCCATATCGAGGCTGAAGCTCGCCGTCGAGTTGGAGGCGAGGTTGGCGCAGCTTACGTTTCCCGAGGAGTCGATCTGCACGACCGAGAAAACGCCGTTGCTGTACGAAGGCAGAAATTTCGTATTCAAAGGCCTATATCCCGCCGGGAACGTGAACACCGTCGCTGTAATCGATGAGCCATTGTGCACAAGCCCACGAATGTGCACCCAACCGATTGCGTCTTTGTAGTAGCCGACGTTGTCATAGGGCGCTCCTAGGTTGGTCCAGCTGTTGAGCAGCGTCGGTGCCGTCCATGAAATCGTCGGCGGCACCGCGCTCGTCGCTGTCGTCGTGTAGAAGCTCGACGAATTGCTCGTCGCGACGGTGAAAATGTTCGTACCGTTGCTGTAGCCGTACCACCAGCCGTGCGAGCCGTTGACGACGACCTTGCTGGCGACGCCGTCGACGTTGCCGCTCGAGCCGGCGATAGTGATCGTGTTCGTCGCTGAGGCCGAGCCTGATTCGTCGGTGATCGCCAAGTAGAACGGCACCGACGCAGTTCCCGCCGAGACCGTGAACGTGACAGTGCGCGCGGCCGTGATCGACGTATACGCAACCACCGTGTCCGTCGTGGCCGTCGTATAGTTCGCGTCGGCGACGGCGTGACGGCTCTGCGCGACGCCGCTTCCACCGCCGGCACCGATGGCAATATCAGAACCGTCGCTCTTGCGAAAGTTGGGCTGGTTGCCGTTGCACCAGTAGCCGGTGTCGCCGCTCTTGATCGGTGGCGACGTATTCGAGTAGCACTTGAACGCGCCGGCCGAGACCGTCGGCCCGGTGGCGGCGGCCTGCAGCGCGAACGACAACGCGGCCACGACGACCAGCGCGAACACGCCAAATCGTTCGCGTCGGGAAAGGTTTCGCATGGTTATCCTGTGGGGTGGAAACTTTCAGGAGAAATCGGCGATAACTACAGGTGTGGAGGCGTGGATGCGGAGCTTGATTCTGGTGGCGGTGGCGGCGGCGCCCATGGTGCTCGGATGCACGGGATCGGATGGGATCCCGATCGAACCCAAAGTGGACACATCATCGCAGGTATGCATTGCCGTAGCTTCCGCCGACGGCGGAACCTCATACATGCTCGGCGATATGATGTTTTCCGAACCCTCCTGCGCTCGCTAATCACATTCCGGTGACGAACTGATCGGTCCCGAAGATGCTGACCATGATCAGGTCTCCGCTTGCTCCGTTGGTCGGCCCGGTTCCTCGCTTGCAAACGCGTAGCGTCCCGTCGGTGTGGAAGTTCAGAGCGAGCCCGTTGCCACCGCTGATGTAATCGAAGAAGTACAAATCTGTGGGCAACGCGCCAGGCCCTGTACCGGTGAAGAACCCCTTCGTCTGCAATGCCGGCGTCGCACTTCCTGGCGCGTCGAGGTGGATCGGGGTCGTAATGGATTCGACGGCGCCCAAGGTCGTCGCATTTCCGAGAAATGCGAGCGTCACGACCACGAACCGATGCCGCCAGTCGATCGAATTGTCGAGCAGAGAACCGGGGCCAGTCGATTGATCGGCGGTGGTGGTCAGCAGTTTGAAGTGACCGAAGTATGAAACGTATGACCCCCAGCGCTCCGACGGTAGAGAACCAGCAGTCTTCTCCGAAATCGCTCCCGAGTAGAACGACATCGGTCGAAGCCCATGCATGCGGTGCTGCTGCAGCCATCCACCGTTCCACGCTGGCGTAATCGCTGACTGCGCGATGGCCGTCCCCGACGTGTAGCCGTTCGCGACGGTGATATAGGCGAGCGCGAAGTTGAAGCTGGTCGCCGTGTCGGCGGGAAGCGCGGCGTTGATCTGCGCGGTGGTCGGAGGCGTCGCGCCCGTGAGGAAGCCTTGGTTGACGGCCAACTGAACTTGCGGGACGTCGTAAAGGTTCACCGACTGCGTGCTGATGCTGCCGTCGACGACGCTCTTGATCTTCCGGCTCTGCGTGGAACTGGTGCCGGTGCTTGCCTGCCCGATCCCGGTATAGGCGGCGCCACCCGGCGGAGAAGCGATCGTAGCCGCGACCTGGCGATTGACGGTCGCATAGATGAGGTCGTAACGGTTCTGGCCGCTCGAATTCGAGGCGATGTTGGCCGGAATGTCGTCAGAGGCATCGAGCTTCGCAGCGTAGGTGATGGCCGTCGCCAGCGACGATGATGCGAGAAAGTATGCTGGCTGGCACGTGACCTTGCCGTTGCTTGCGCTCGGAATGAGAAGCAGGCGCGGGTTGACGCTCGCCGTCTCCTCGAGGATCGGCATCACCTTCTTGAGCACCTGCCCCGGCGTGAGCAAGACTTCGAGGGCGCGATCGTCAGCGTACGCCGCAATGTCGCAATTGCGCTGGAGTTCGGGCGTCGTAAGCGACTGCCCGTCATTCCAGATCGATCGAATGAGCATTTGGAAGGCTCCTAGACCGCTCCGTTGAGCAGCGGATCGACGAACGCAAACCACGACACGCCGCCCGCCTTGCGCTGTTCCACTTCGTTGCGAATCTGTTCCATGAGGGTGTTTCCGACGGGCCCGCAGAATCCCGGGGACCACGTGGGCACGACGCCGTGCGACGGCTGCGTCCCGTACGTCGGATCGGTCGGGTCGTTGTTGCTGTGCGTGACCACCGGATCGCTCGTAGTCGCGGGAGCGCAATAGTCAGTCACCGCCGCCACCGTGTTGCAGAACGGCATTTGCGAATCGTCGTTGCTGTCGCTCTGCAGAACTATGAAGAAGATCGCTCCCACCGCAGGCACGGTGTACACAGGCGGGTTGCTTGCCTTGTCCGGGTAGTTGGCGAGCAAGCGACGAGACCTGCTTGCCACCACGGTTTGGTTTGTCGTGGATGCTCCAAGTTGCGGTTGCGTCCACGTCTGCCACGGAGGGAGCACGCCGTGTTGCGGCTGCGTGCCGTAGGTGCTGCTGGACGAGTCGTTGTTGCTGTTCTTGACGACAGCATCGCTCGTGGTCGCCGGGCCGCAGAACGCCGCGTCTACGGTCTCGAAGAACACTGGTGCCAGCTGCGTGTACTGCTGCGCGATCGCGATCACCGCCGGCTTGATCGCATTCGGCGTCACGACATCGACCGGGGCCAGCAGTCGAGCTCGATACGTCGGATCGTCCTCGGCCGCCAGGCGCGCTTTCTTGAAGATGTCGCCCCAGACGTCGAGCCACGACGTATCCGCGAACCGTGGCGACTGCTGCGCCTCGAGCACGAACGAGGCGCGCGCCCACATGGCGTTCGCCATCTCGCCCCAGGTCTGCAGGAGCGTGTCGCGAATCGCCGATGAGCCGCCGCGGAAGGCACCGGGAAGCAGCGACAGCAGGTCCGCCAGCGTCGACGTCGTGACGGTCGATCCAGCGGCGAGCGACACCGTCGGGTTGGTCTTGTCGATGACGATGTTGCCGTCGTCGGACGCCGGCAGGACGATCGAGTCGTCGGGCGGGAGAATCACTGCGGCACCGACGGAATCGTGATGAAGGCGTTTCCCGAGCTATCTGCGAAGCCGTGCGTCTGCTCGCCGGTGGCCGCGAGGCGCAGCTTGCCGGTGCCGGTGTCGATCGTGAGGCGCCCGGAGGCCGCGGCGAGACCGGTGATCGTCGGCGCCAGCGCTCCCCAGAAGCACACGCGCGCGACGGCGTTGGCACTGGCGCCGTCGATGGCGATGCCGAACAGGATGGTCACGTCCTGCGTGAATCCACCGGTGGCGAGCTTGCGCCAAGGAAATTTGCCGATGCCGAGCGCCTGCGTGGTGTCGAAGACGATGGCGTCGCCGACGTTGCACCCTGTGAAGATGGGGACGCGCATGATCTTGGCGCCCGACCACTGGTCATCGATGCCTTGCTGCTGGATGGCGCGAATCTGGTCGTCGATGTACGCGCGCGTCGGCGCGCCGGCGCGATTCGCCGGCTGTCCGCCAAAGGCTGGATCGACGACGCCGGTACGGAAGAGGGTCGACGGATATCCGGCCATGGATTCTCGCTATTGGGTGAGCGGCCCGGCGACCGACAAGAAGATCGACGAGGAATTGACGATGTAACGCGGGATCGTCGTCACACCGCTGTAGTTGCTGATGCCGCCGCTGATGCCGAGCCGGCGCACGTCCGCAGTGGGCGAGGTCAAGATCGCCGTCTGCACCTCGGGGTGCGCTTGCTCGCACGAGCCGATGATCTGGTTGAGGAAGTATTCGTCCGCCTGCTGGCGATTGGTGAAGTAGGAGATGATATTGGCGACGGCCTGGGCGGTGATGGCCGCGGTGTTGTAGTTCACGAGGGGCCGCTGCATGTAGATGGTCCCAGTGATCGTGACGACGGTGATCGCATACGGCAACACGAACACCGGAACACCGAAGGCGCGCCAGTTCTCGAGCGCGGAGGCGACGGCCGTTTGCAATGCCGGCGGCAGGTTGTAGTTGACGTCTCCGCAGAAGAGCTTGACCGTGCCGTCGCCGGGCTCGATCGGAACGATGCTGGTAGCCAGCACGCCCGGGACCTGCGCCGCGCCGACGATGAGCGCGCGCTTGGTGCCGCGCTTCTTCGAGTCGTCGAACGCCGCTTGCTTGAGCCGCGCGCGCAGTTGGTCGTTGGTCTCCTGGTCAGCACCGCCGCCAATCGGAGGCGGCGCGGCGAGAGCGCCGAGCACTGAATCGCCCGCAGTCGGCGTGTAGAGCGCCCACGTGGTGTCGCCAAGCGTGTCTTGAATCGTGGTGATCGGATTCTGCCCAGCCGCCGTGAAGGCGAGGTTGCCGATCACGCCCGCTTGCGTGCATGCCACAGGCACCGCGACCTTGAGCGTGTTCTGCGCGACCGAAACGTCCTGCGTGGCGGTGAAGTTGACGGCCGCGGTCGAGGGCGGAACCGCCGGCGCAACGAATCGAGTGCCGTTCGGAATCACCGTGGCGGCCGTGCCGCTGCGCTGCAGGTAGACCGTCGTGGTGGCTGCTGCGGCAGGGAGGCGTCCGTCGTTGAAGAGGTCGGCGGCGATGATGTCGAGGTCGTCGTCGACGGCTGAGACGAGCGAACGGGCGGCGACGCGATCGGCGATGTGAGCGGTGTTGCGCGCAGCGAGCGCGGCGAAGGCCGAGAGCGCAAGATCCCAGCGAGAGCCAGGATGGAGGTTGACGGCTCCCGTGCCCTGGGGGTCTTGAAGCGAACGGATCTTCGCCTGACCGATCTGAACGAGCTCGGTCGGGGTCGGCAGTTCGTTGGCCATCGTCTACGTCGCCCCGCCGGGCACTTTCACAGCTACGGTGTCGTCCACCGCCACGAGTTGCACCGTCGCGCGGCTCTGCACTTGCCCGCTTCCGTCGGCGATGGTCTGAAGGCTGATTCCGTTCTGCCGCACGCGACCGTCCTCGGCCCACACGCGCTTGAGCTTGGCGGTCATGCTGGAAATCTCCGTTGCGGTGCCGGGGCCGTTGACTCGCAGCTTCATGCCCGCGCCTGCGAGCGGCCGGTGGAAGATCTCGCCGGGGGCGACGAGCGCCATCGCGACGAGGTCATTGATCACGCACTGCTTGCCGCGGACCTGCGGAATGTCGCCGTCGGCGGTGAGCGTGTCGGAGAACCAATCCATGTCGACGCCGAACGCTTCCGCCTCTGGGTCCTCGCCGGGGGTGTTCGGCTGAATCAGGATCAGCGGGGTGCGATAGCCAACGAGGCCCGTGGGCGCGCCCGGGGCGTTGGGCATCGTGACCTGATAGGCGATGCCGTCCTGAAGCGGACCCGACAGAGCGAGTTCGACCGTCGTGACGCCGGTCAGGAACGCGAAGTTGACGACGGGGACGTTCGGACCATTGTCCGGCCGCGAGAGCACGTAATCGCCCGGCGTCGTCGACGGGACGCTGTCCGTCGTAACCGAGATGCGCGTCGGTTGCGGCGATACGAGAGATAGGATTTGCATGGGCTACGCTGCTTCGGGCACGCGGACGTACTTGCCGACGACGAGGTCATCCTGACGAATGCCGAGATCGAGCGCGCGCGACCGCGATCCGAGCTGCTGCAGCGCAATCGACTCCAAGGTGTCGCCCGGCTGCACGCGATAGAGGCGCGTCGCCTGCCGCACCTGGGCCAGCGTCAGCGCGCGGATCTTGCGCATGTTGTCGAGGATTTGATCGAGCAGCACTTCCGACGCGTAGAGCGACGACCACCACGCCGTCTGATTCGTGGCGTTGTTGACGACCATCGTTGCGTCGGCGCGCGACTGGTCGAGCACGGCCTTCAGGTTTGCGACGTTTTGCTGCGCCGCCTGGCAGGCCGACTGCACGTTGCGCATCGCCGTCAGCGCGTGCTGCGGCGTCGACAGCGTGGCCGCGCCGAACTTGGCGGCGTAGACGGTGACATTGTCGAGCGAGCTTGTGAGGCTTCCCCACGCACTTGCGATCGTGGCGCTGACCGCGGCAGTGATGGCCAGCGCGAGCATTTGCGCCTGCTGCGCGCGCGCGTTGGCGGCCATCTGCGCGGCGATGTCGTCGGGGGCGGCCGGCTTCGACGAGATATCCGTCTGCTCTTGCGACTTCGCCACCGACGGCGGAACCGCGATGAAGAACGTCAACTCGTAGGCGATGTTCGACGAGTCCTCCTCGCTGAACTTCGCTTCCTGCAGGAGTCCGTAGCGCTCGTCGCCTTCCCACGTGATGCGCACCGGGTTGGCGCGGTGGCGAATCTGCTCGAGGCCGTCGCGCATCGATCGTGCGTGGCCAACGGTGCCGCCCTTGCCGTCGGGCTTGCCGCCTTTGGCCTGCTGGTCCATGTGATCGCGGAAGGCGCCCTTGAGCACGAGCGGGCGCTGCTTGATCGCCATGACCTGCACGACCGGGCGCGTGTTGCCGGGAAGGTAGATGCCACCGTCGGCGATGTCGACGGCGCCGCCGGACTCGAATGCGGCGAGTTCGCGCTTGCGACCCCACGGGAGATCGTCGCCCTTCAGTTCAACGACGAGGCCTCCCTGCACGTCCTCGGCGATGAGGACGGAGGTCGGGTTCAGACTCGCCATGGGCTACCCGTTCTTGATGATCTGCGAGTTGAACGTCCCGCCGTTGAGGAGGCCAATCAGCGTTCCGCAGGCTGTCGCGGCGGTGGTTTGAGCTGGCGCGAGGATTCCCGTCGGCACCACCAGTGCATTGATCATCGTCTGCATCGCAGTGACCCACGTCGTGAGCGAAGTCTGGAACGTGTCCCACAGCGGCCCGGGGTGAGCGCTGCCGCCAAGTTGGATCGTCTGCCCCGTGGTGGGTGTCAGCACGATTCCGCCCTGCTTCGTCAGAGTGATCGTCGCGACGGTGCCGCCGGTGTTCGACTTGATGAGCACCTGATCGCCGGTGGATTCGAGGTGTAGGGCTTCAGGCGCCGAGATGCCGCAGTTGCTGCCGTCGAGCCACGAGGGAACCTGCGGCGCATTCGGGCCGCCGTCGCCGAACAGAATGAGCGCGACGCCGGGGCCATCGGCGTCAGCTGGGCGCAGGACGGTGACGCTCTCGCCGCCCTTGGGCAGCCGCCACATGATGTCGAGCGGCACGAACAGGCGGCCCTTGATCGGGCGTCCGCCGTCGGTGTTGACCGCGTCGACCTTCGATTCGCGGCAATGGACATGGACGTCGCTTTTGTCGCTGGCGATCTCGTAGTTGCTGCCGCCGTCGATGTTGGAGATGAACCCGGCGATGACCTCGCCGAGATCTCCCACCGCATGCAGCATGCGCATGGTGGCGCCGGCGAGCACGTTGCGAAGGTCGTGGCGCATCAGAGATCGATCAGGTTGATGAATTGGACGTGCGTCGACGCGCGATCCATCGACCAAGAGTGATGGATGGTGTGCGCGTAGAACAGGCTCGATTCGCGGTTCTTGATGGCGTTGAAGAGCGCGCGCGCCGTCTGCTCGTCCATCTGCATGCGCTCCTTGAGCAGTTTCACTGCCGCTTCGGTGTTCTTGGTGTTGCGCAGTTCGGCTTCGAGGCGCGGCGTGACCTTGACGGTGATGCGCGAGCCGTTGCGGAGCTTGAACAGGTCGTCATCCCAGACCGGCGTCTCAAGGTGGCAGTCGAGCTCTTGCCGCGAGCGCTCGCGATAGATGCGCTCGGCGATGGACTGAAGAGCGTCTTTCGTGTGCACGCCATCTGGGATCGAGAAGACATCGCGCGGTGGCGGATTTACCTGGTTCGTCTTACGCGGATGGCTCTGCTTCGTGCTGCCGAGCTTCGGGCGCTTGCGACTCAGGAGCAGCGCATCCGACGGGAAATCTGCATACTGCGCCCGCCGCGTCGTCGGGTCGTAGCTGATGACGCGAACGCCCTTTCGGTTGCGCAGGAACTTCTTGGAGTAGCTGACGCGCAGGAGGTTCGAGCCTTCCTCACCGAACACGAACGTGTAGGCCGAGTCGGTCTGCCCGAGTGCGGTGTTGACCGCGGCAGCGGCTGCTGTGCCGGCGGCGGTGAGGCCGAATGCGGGCGTCGGCGGCGCGTAGCCTGCGCCCGATCCGAGGAGGATGCCCTTGTCGTTGCCGAAGGCGTCGGTGGGCTTGCGCAGGACGATCTTGCCGAGGTCAACGCTCACCAGCACGTTGAGCAGCCCGCACGCGTGCTCGATCGCCTCCCACGCAGTGACCTCGCGCTTGAGTGGGACGTACCCACTCTGATGCCGCGCCGCCACCGAGGTCGCCAGCGTGCGCGTCAGAAGGCCGGCGCCGTTGTCGGTGATGTCGACTTCAGTGGCGTCGATGCCGAGGCCTTGGACGATGCGGTTGATGGCCTGCTGGATCGTGTCGCTGTACTTCGGTGTCAGTGAGATCGGCAGCGGCTTGATATCGCGCAGCACCGACGACAAGTCGCGCGCCTTAAGCCGCACGCACAGCCCCTTGTTCGTGAACTCCTCGTCGAGCGAGTCGACGTAGCCGACGAAGCGAAGATACTGGACCTTGCGCACGTCGTCGTCGACCTTGCGCACGGCGCCCATGAACAGTTGGATCGCGATGCCGTGAATCGAGCGCGGGTCGAACGTCAGCGCGGAGGTCTCGATCGTGACCTCGCACGTCGAGGCTTCATGGTGCGGAGGAAGCGTCCATTCGGCCGACGTGGGCGTGAAGCCGCTCTCGAAGTCGTCGCCGTTGGGGCGGACGATCTTGAGCACCACGAACGCGCGCGGGTAATAGACGAGCGGCGCGGCGATGCCGCTCGGCGTGGACGGTCCCGGCATGTGGTGTGACCGCTACTAGTAGTGGACGGTCGAGAACTTGTTACGCGCGCTCTGCGTCGGGAACGACACGGCGTCGCTCACGGCGTCCTTGATGAACTTGTACGTGTCGATGCGAACGCGGTCGGCGTCGCGGGCGTCGTTGATCGTCTGCTGCACCGTCATGTTGACGTTGACGTTCATGTTGCCCTGCTTGGTCGTGTTGGCCATGCCCAGCAGGTAGTCGGCCAGGTTGCTCTTGGAGGGACCGCCACCAGCTGCGGTCTTCGCCGGCTTCGGGATCGGCATGTCGCCGAACAGCGAGCCGATCCCGTTGTCCTTGAGGCGCGAGAGAAAGTCGTTCCGCCCCGACTCCTGGCGCTCGCGGAAGCGGCGGTTGCCTTCCTTCTCGCGGCTCGACATGGCGTCGTCGATGTCTCGGTCGGTCGCGCCCGCCGGGATGATGCCGGCCTTCTTCATCAACCAGCGCATCGGCTTGACGTCGATCATGTCCTCGAACGACTCGCGCAGTTCGTCCATGTAGGCGATCGCAACGGCGAGCGCAGCGACGAGCGCTGAGACGGCGACGACGATGGCTCCGATCGGATTGGCCGCCATGGCGATGTTGAGGCCCCACTGCGCCACCGTGAGCGCTTCGAGCGCGACTGCCTTGACCCCCGCCAAGATGAGCCACCGGCTCTCCCACACGAATGCGGCGGCGAGCGCGAGGCGGTAGACGCCCCAGGTGGCCGCGACGTAGGCGATGACGGCCGAGATGGTGCGGAAGTGATTGGCGAGCCACACGATGACGTCGCCGAGCTTCTTCGCCCACTCCCAGACGAACTTGATGGCCTGGCCGAGACCTTCGCCGAGGCGCTTGGCGAAGAGGTCGACCGAGACGCGGTTCTTCTCGTACCAGGTGTTGACGTCGATCAGCACGCGCTTCAGCGATTCCAGCATCGGAACGGCGACGTTGCGCTTGAAGAAGTTGAAGTACGTCTCGGTCGTGGTGCTCACCGAAGTCCACGTGTTGCCGGCGGCAGCGAGCGCATCGTCGAAACCGCGCGTCGCCTTGGACAGGGCCTCCCAGCGCTTCTCCGGGCTCATCTCGTTGAACGCCTTTGCGTCGGAGATGCCCAAGAGCGGCTTCAGGTGCATGAACAGGGCGTTGGAAGCGCGTGCGCGGCCCTCCATGAGCATCTGGAGCTCGCGTCCGACCATGGCCGAGTCCATGCGGAAGAGGCGGCCGATGCCTTGGTACTTCAGCGCGACCTCTTCGATGGCCTTGATCGACTGCCCCGATTCGACGCCGCCGGGGAGCAGGCCGCGGAAGATCTCCTGCACGTCCTCGAACGTGCCTGGCACCTTGGCCGAGCGCATCATGAGGTCGTCGAGCAGTTCGCGGCTCATCATGAGCGCGCGATTGAATCCGTCGGGCCCCTTCGTGCCTGCCGCGCCGAACGCCTGAAACATGCCGGCGAAGGCGAGCCGCGTGTCCTCGGCCTTCTGACCAGCCACGATCAGACTCTCGCCCACGCCCTTGAAGAACCCCGTGACCATCCCGGCGAGGTTCGCCAAGTGGTCGAACATCGACGACAGGCGCCAGACGCGGCTTTCCGCGTCGCCGCTGTTCATGCGGTAGTTGAGCGCGATGTTGTAGGTCGTGTCGGCCATCAGTCTTCACCCGATTGGCGCCCCGCCTCGCCCTCGGCGCGCACGCGTTTCTGCAGGGCGTTGGCGATGGAGTAGAGGCGTTGGAGCGGCCAGGATTCGATCTCGCTCAATTGCTGGTGGCCGTAGCGCATGACCATGACGATCAACTCGTCGAAACTCGCCTCATCGTCCCCCGCAAAAAACCGGCACGCTCCCGATCGGCCGGCGACGGCGACGTCATCCTCTGCACCACCTCGAGCGCGGCCTGATAGTCGGTCACGTCGTCGAGCAGCACGTCGAGAGAGCGCGGTCCGCCGTCGACGATCAGTTCCAACTGCGTTGGCTTGATCCACTGGTCTTCGGTCACGCCGTCGAGCATGGCGTTGATATCCGGGATCTCCGTCAACTGCTGGTCTTCGCCGGCCACGAACTTCCATTCGAGCGGCGGCGTGATGCCAGCGAAATTCTGCTGCAGCAGTTCGTGCGCGAGCGCCAAGCTTCCCGCGTGGCTCGATAGGTCCTTGCGCGCCCCCACCTTGTCGACGGCGAGACGGAACTGCTTGGTGCCGATGTGGAGCACGCGGATGGCGCGCCCCGACGGCAGCACGGCTTGCGCGTAGACGGCCATCAGAGCGTCGCCTGGAATGCGAGGTCTTCGAACTGCAGGTCGAGCGTGTGCTTGACGCGATCGTCCTTGCCGCTGATGTTGATGTCCATCTTCGACGTTCCTCGCTGGAGGATGTAGCCGTGGAAGGTGCCGTCGCGGTTGGCGAGCACGAGGCCGACGGAGAGCTCTGGGACAGCCTGGTTCGCTTGGCGCGCGGCCTTCTGCGCGAGCAGCGCGGAGACGATCTGCGCACCGGCGTACTGCAAGACGATCTTGGCGTCGTAGCCGATGGTCTGCTCGTCGGTGCGGTCGCGGAAGCGATTCAGGAGCTTGTCGCGATACTGCACGACCTGCTCGGTGACCTGCACCGACTCGGCGTTGTCGGTCTGCTGGAGAGCATTGCCGGCCAGGTAGATCGTGAGCGCCACCTTGGCCCCGGTGAGCGGTAGGGCTGGAATGCCGGACATGGATTACCTCGTGAGGCGGAGGATTGAAGGGACTACGAGACGGTGACGACGACCGACGGGCCCCAGTTGATGTTCAGGAAGATCTCTTCCATCGGGGCCGGCGTGTTGCCGGTCGAGTTCATGATGAACTGCCCGAGCGCCGCGGTCTGGACGGTGTTGCTGGTCTTGATGTCGAGCGGGGCGACGCTGTTGAAGCGGCCCTTGAGCACTTCGCTCTGCAGGTAGTTGTCGATCGCGTTCTTGATCTGGCGCTGGTTGTCGATGATGTTGGGCCCGTTGACGAAGGTGAAAATGGCGTTCTTGATCGCCTTGGCCTCAAAGTCCTTGATGCGGCGGGTGACCGCGTAGCGCTTGTTGGCGACGTTGGACGTGGTGCGGTCGTGCAGCGCCGCGAACGGACCCGACTCCAGTCTGATCGGAAGGCAGATGCCTGCCTGCGTCGCCTGGTTGCGCACGGTGTCGTCGCCCGTCGAGAAGTTCGTCGCCGGGATCGACGCGATGCCGTTGTAGTAGGTGGTGACGCGCGGGTCCCACCACGAGTGCGACTGCTGCGGCTCGAGGTTGATGATGGCCGAGGCGATGAAGGTCGAGAACGGCGTCAACTGCGGGTTGCCGAAGTCGTCGAGCACGTTCACGAAGGCGCCGGCGTAGATGACGCGGTCGTCGACGTAACTCTGCACGTTCGTCAGCACCGTCGAGAAGGTGCTGTTCGGAGACTCTTGGATGACCGCCATGCGGTCCGTCTTGAGGTCGACGTGGGCCTGCAGGTTCGCGTTGGTGGCAGTGCGGATCGAATCGCCGCAGTCGTCGATGCACACGACGCGCACGCCGTCGACGAGGCCCAGCTGCGTGAAGCCCGTGTTGTAGTCGGTCGCGGTGATGGCGATACCGTTGCTGCCGCCCTGGAAGTTGTAGGTCGCGTTCGCGGGCCGGGTGACCGGCGTGTTGATGAGCGCCAGCGAGGCGATGAGACGGCTCGCGCTGGTCTGCTGGGAGGTCAGCAGAATCGCGGTCGCCTGCGTCTGCAGGTTCGGATAGCGCTCGGAGGTGGTGCCGGTGTTGGCGTTCGTCAGGTTGATGACGAGGTCGAAGTGGTTGGCGATGCCGTCCGAGGCCGCGAGCACCTGAGCCGTCATGGCGCCGCCGTTCGGCATGGTGCCGGGGAACAGCGCCACGAGCTCGGCCACGGCGACGTTGGACGAGTCGAGGAGGTAGCACACCGCCTGCGTGTATCCGGTCGTGTTCGCCGTGGGGAGAGCGGAGCCGCCGGCGATGCCGGTGTCGTTGAACGTCGTGCCCGCGATGGCCGTGCCAACCTTGCCCGTGCTCGACGGCGTGCCGCTCGAAGCCGTGCGATAGACGTTGTAGGTGGTGGCGCCGACGACGCTCGACCAGTTGATGGTATTGAAGTTGGTTCCGTTCAGCGTTGCGTTGCCGGTGGTCGTCGTGACGACTTGGGAGCCGATGGTCTCGCCAGCGGCGTTGTTGGCAGTGACGGCGTACGAATAGGACGTCGCGCCTGGCGTGCCGCCTTGGGTGATCGTCGTGATGAGTGGAGGCAGGAGGCCCTGCGAGCCGCCGAGGATGCGCACCATGCACCACGGCACGCTCTTGCGCCGCATCGTCGCGTAGTAGCCCGTCGAGGTGTGCGCGCTGCCGGCGGGGAAGTACGTCGCGATCATGTCCGACGACGACAGCGGCGTGTAGAACGCCTTGACCGGGCCCCACTCGCTCTGCATGACGAGGCCGACGAAGCCGTTGCTGATCGAGTCGATGAGCGTCGGCGTCGCTTGCTCGATCGGGAAGAATCCCGGCTGCTGAACAGCCGCGATGCTGGTCGCGAAGAGGGACATGCTGATCCTCGGCGGGAAAATGAAAAGGGCGTCCCCCGGTCGAGCCGGAGCGACACCCTCGTGTTGATGGTTACGGAACTAGAACTAGGAGCAGGTGACCGTGGTGCTGCCGGAAACGGTCATGTACGTGGCGGTGATGGTGGCCGTGCCGACGCTGACGCGCGTGACGAGACCGGTCGAGTTCACGGTTGCCACCGCTGGGTTCGACGACACCCAAACGGACCACGCGGACACATCGACCGTCGAGCTATCGGCCAACGTCGACGTTGCGGTCATCTGCTGCGTCGGGCTGCCGCTGGTCAGCGTCGGATTCGCGGGCGTGAGCGCCATCGACGACGGCGTCTGCGCGAGCTGGTAAAGCTCGTTCGAACCGCCGTTGACCGCCATCTGCATGACGATCGTCTTCATGAGCGGCTTGGTGTCCTGCGCCATCAGGTAGATCAGCGCCTCACCGTCCCAGGTCGCGCGCCATTCGCCCATGAGCGCGGGGTCGCTGCCCTCTCGCGGACCAGGCGCCGGCTCGAATCTGAACTCGGCGGTGACCGAGAAGTACGTCGGGATCGGAATCACCAATCCCGGCGCCTGCGCAAGCTCGGGCTGATTGCCGGCGACGCCGAGCGTGACATCGGCGGGTACGTTCACGAGCGGCGTCACCGAGGCCGCGAGGTCGTCGCGCAGCGACTCGTATTGCGCCCATGCGTCGAGTTGCAGCGGAATCTTCAGCTTGCCGTAACTGTAGAGCACCGTGCAGTTGACGCCCGTCGTCGGCGTCACGCTCCACACTACCGGCTGGTGATACTCGGTAACCTGCCCGTCGGAAGGAGCCAGCACGGTCAGCGACTGCGGCGGGAACGCCCGCTGCGGCGTCGGCCAGTTCTCGGTGACTAGCAGGCTCGGCCACGACGCCGACAGGTTGGTGCGCAGGTAATTCGCGAGCGCGAGGCGCACCGCCACTTTTGCGTTGGGCAGGAGCGCCATGGGTTCACGTCAGGTGATGAGAGACTTGAAGATGAGGCTTGCGGCGATCAACTCGATCTTGGGAATCGACCGGCGCACGAACCACGTCGGCGGCGTGCCCTGCTCTCCGATCTTGCGCTGGACCGCGCGCGCCATCGCGAACGGGTTCTCGGCGCCCTTCAATTGGCACCAGCGAATCAGCGGACCCAGCGGCGGGAAGTGCGGCAGCGTTCCGTATTCGACGTGCGCGGCATGCGGCGCGTCGATCGTGATCTTGGCACCGTCTGCGGTGGGCTCGGCTCCGATCGAGCGCTTGAGGTCTCCGAATGCCACCGGCGCCGCGGCCGCGATGATGGCGGCACCTTGTACGGCGACCGTCAACTGCGCGACCCTGAGCCGGCGGATACGCGCTTTGTCGTGCGCGACCAGCATCGGACCGAGTTGCGCGGCGGAGATGTTGTGGACCATCAGCCGCGGATCGGGCCGTGGAGTTGGCGCGCGATGATCGTGTAGCGGAACGCGCGATCGAAGCGAAACTCGACAGCCTCGCATTCGATGGGAGCCGCTTCGTCGCCCGTCAGGATGATCGCGACGTCCTGCGGAATCGTTCCCGGTCGGATGTTGAGTTGCGCCGGCGTGAAGCCTCCGGTCGTGGGCGTCGTGTAGCGCGGCGTGATGGCGTCGATGCGGAAGTCGCCGAGTCGGTAGGTGCCGCCGCTCGAGGCAACCTCTTGCGTGGTGACGACGCGGACGCGCGGCGGCGGATTGATGTCGACGTCGGTGTTCGTGGTGCCGAGCTCGCCCGGGTAGGCACCGCCCCACGTGCGGCTGCGCAGCGTGACCGTGTAGCGACGGAAACCGAGCGTATTGGGGATTCCGCGCAGTGAATCGATCGCCGGCAGAAGGCCGTCGCGCAGCGTCGCCATGGGGTCACATCACCGTGATCGATTGGTTGTTGGTGCGATTGAGGCGCGGCACCATCACCGTCGCCGACAACTGGTCGATCCAGTATTCGCGCAGCCGATTCAGCGAGCGGAATGCGTTCAAGGCGTCGATCTTGACCTCGCCGATGACTTCGGTCGCCTGCGCCTGCAAGAGGACCTGCGTCTGCAGTTGCACGTCGATGGCGGCGAGGTTGGTCAAGATCGTGTTGCGGACGTAGCCCTCGGCCCAGGTCAGGTCGAGATTCTTCTGGACGACGTCCTCAAAGACGATGGCGACGTCGAAGAAGGGGATGGCGCGCGCCGTGAGATTGCCGTAGCCGAGGTAGAACTTGCATTGCTCGAGCTCAGCCTGCGACAGCGCCACGATGCACCTCTATCAGCCCGAGGGAAGAACGATGCGCTTCTGCGATCGCGCCATCTCCGCCTTGATCATGTCGACCGTCGCGTCGTCGCCACCCTGCGGCGCCAACGGGCGCGGCGGGTTGATGGCGTTCTGCTCCTCAAGCTCGCGCTTGATGAAGTTGACCGAGGCCGCGTGCGACTTGGCGCGCATCTCGATCGTGACTTCGCCGGGCAGCGTGACCTGAACGCCGTGGCGAGCATGATCGGCTGCGAGCGCTCGATCACGCGCTTCTGTCGACGCCTTCTCGGCCGCCATCTCGGCCTTGATCTGCGCCAGCGTCGACTCCTGCGAGCGGCGCTGCTCGTCTGCGGGCAGGGGATCGCCGGGAAGCCGCGCCGGCTGCGTCGCAGCGACGACCGCCGTCTTCGCTTGCGGTTGGTGCTGATGCTTGCTCATGCGTCACTCCGATTAGTAGATCGGAAACCCGGTCGCGTCGATGATGAGTTGCGACGACGTCACGGTTCCGGTCGACGTGTAGCGGCAGCGGAACTGCTTGCAGCCGAAGACGAACACGGTCAGAGCGAGGTTGCCCGACGCCACGAGCGCGCCCGTCGACGAGATCGCGCCCTGAGCGTACATGTCCTCCCACGTCGAACCGTCGGGGTTGAGCACCTGCGGAAACACCGTGGCGTTCGTGAGCGAGCCGAGCGTGAACTTGACATGGATGATCACGCCGTACGACACCAGCGACGACGGCGGCAGGTTGATCGCCGTCGAGTTTCCCGACGCAGCCAGCGGCGTCAGGGTCAGGAGGTTCGGATACTGAATTGCCCGCGTAGGCATCGTGGAATCCTTGGATGGTGGTGAAAGAAAACAGGCACGGCGCCCCTGCTACTGCCTTGGAGCGCCGTGCCTGCGGGATGGGTGCGCGATGCTTACGTGGTGAGGATTTCCTGGACGAAGGTCGAGTCCTGGATCGCCCAGCCCTCGTGCGCGAGCCAGACGAACCGAGCGAAGCGGCCGAAGTCGTCGGCCTTGTCGCGCGCGGCCCACGCGTCGCGGCTCAGCGCCCAGGTGAGCGCCATCGGGGCGATCACGAGGCCCTTGTAGCCCGTGACCGAGCCCGCTCCGAGGTTGGTCGGCACCGGCATGCGCTGCGACTCGCAGAGCACGACGTTCTCGATCACGCCGACGTAGCCGGGGAAGAGCACGTTGTAGTTGTTGAAGACGCCGAGCGGCTGATAGCGGGGGTCGTTCTTCAGCTGCTGGATCTGGTGCGGGTGGAACACGCCCACGTATCGGCCGTCGAAGTCCAATCCTGGCACGTAGCGCGTCTTCAACTGCTCGACGGCCTTGAACACGAGGTCCAGCGTCATCGGCTCGTTCGCCGATCCGGTGAGCGCCGCGTTGCTCGCTGCATCGGCGCCGCGCGTGATGCCGTTCGCGTTCGACTCGGCGGCGGCGACGAGGTAGTTGATCAGCGTGTCGTCGAGGAACTTGTAGCGGTCGCGGCGAAGTTGATTGCCGATGTCGGCGAGCAGGTCGTGCGCGGCGCGCGCCTGCGTGAACAGCGTCATCGACAGCGGCACGACGTTGGCGTTCGGGTCGCCGGGGCCGCCGTACTCGTAGATGCTCACCTCGATCTGATCGCGGGTGATCGCCTGCGTGTTGCCGGCGAGCTTCGTCTGCGGCGCGATGCGGCGGTTGGCCAGCGTGGTCGCGCCGTCGGTGAAGCGCGGACGGTTGACCTTGATCGTGGTGCCGGGCTGTGCGGCCGTCGGCTCCATCGTGATCATGCCGGGGAAGGTGAAGTTCTGACCGGCCAGCGTGAGCGGGCCGCCCATGCCTCCCGACATCGCCCAGACGGTGTTCGCGAGCGCGCCGACGTCGGCGACGCGGCCTTCCTGGAGTTGCAGCATCGCCGCGTTGTAGGCGTCGTTGCTGGCGAACCCTGCGGCCTGAGCCGCCGCGTACGCCCAGCGAGCGAAAACGAACTGCGGATCGGGGACGACGAGCAGGCGCTGCGTGAGGCGGTCGGTGAATTCTGCGGAGAGGATGACATCAGAAGACGGAACGTCGGCCATAGAACGGCCCTCCTTTTAGCCGCCGCTCCAATTCCCTCTCGTCAGCCACCGACGGGATGCCGGTGGTTCACGACAGGGCTGATGTGTGGATTCGGCGTGTGATCGAAAAAGCGGCTACGACCAGTCCGAGTCGATCGCGTACTGGTTGGCCGCGTAGAACTGAGCTGCGAGGCGCTGACGGCCGATCTTCTCGGCCTGGGATTCGTTCGGTCGCTCGGCCCGCATCTGCTCCCACGTCTGCTTGGGCGTGGGGTTGGCGGTTGCCGGCGGCGCTTTCGGGTTCGTGGCGTTGCTGGTGTTGGCGGGATTCGCCGGCCTGGCGTCGGTCTTCGCCTGCGCGCTCGCCGCCGCTGCTTCTTTGACGGTGATAAGTCCCGAGTCCTTGGCCGTCTTGATGGCCTTGAGCCGAGCCTCGAGCGAGTCGCCCGCAGTCGCTGCGATGAACTTCTGCAGGCCCTCGGGCAAGGCTGCGAACTGCTCGTCGGCGTACGTCTTGGCGAGCGATTCGTAGGCGCCGATCTGCTCCTTCATTGCCTTGAGTTCGGCTTCTGCCTTGTCGGCGCGCGCCTTCTCGGCCGCGCTCGCAGCCGTCGCGGCTGATGCCTGCTCGTTGGCGTCGGCGAGGCGAACTTTGCCGTCCTTGATCTGGTCCAGCATGCGCGCGCGCTCCGACTTACCCTTGACGCCCAGATCTTTGAGCAGCCCATTGGCGCCCTTTGCCTCGGCCTTTGCCTTGAGCTCGGCCTCGCGTTCGCGCTTGGTCGGCTTCAACGCCTCACGTAGCGCCTCGACGACCGGCTTGGCGTTCTGCTGCGCCTTGGGCGCAGGCTGCGCGACAGCAGCGGGCGCACCCGTAGCGGGCGCATTCTCATCGGCCATGGCTGTTCTCCTTCCGCCGCGCTATGCGGCACCGACCGGATTTCGCCCGCGATGCGGGCACCGTTCCGTCGAGACGATTGGAGTGGATGCCGGTGTACGAAGCCCACCGGCAGGCGTTGGAGAGCGGAGAGCGAAGCGAGACTTACGTGGTGCCGAGCGCGCCCTGAGTGATCTGCGCAGCGAAGACGAGACCGAAGAATCCGCCCGGAATCGCGGTGGTGTTTGCGACCTCGGATCCGCCCGTGCCGTTGGCACCAGTGAACAGCTTCACCAGCACCAGGTTATTGGTCGACGCGGCGCTGATGGGCGTGACCGAGCCTCCGGTGGTCAGCGCGATCGACGCATTGTCGACGTCCCACGTGTTGGTGCCGTCGTAGTAGTCGCCGAACGCGCGCGCCCACAGGACGTTGATCGCGGTGACGCCCTGGCGCGATCCGTAGCCGGTCGTCTGCGCCGTCGTTCCCGTGAAGGCCTGGCAGAGGTCGACGTTGGCACCGCCGGTGGCGTACGTGCCGGTCACTTGGACGGCGACGCGGAAGAGGTGCAGCGGAGCGTTGGTTGGCGAAGCGAAGCCCTGGTACGGTCCCTTGACTTCGTCGAGAACGAAGCCCGAATAGGTCACGGCCATGTGAATCGTCCTTTCATGTTGGCCAGGTCGAAGCCGTGGCCCATTGGCGAAACTCGGATGATGAGACGAACTAGAAGTACAAGCCGCCGGTGCTGTTCAGGCGGGTGACAGTCACGCCGGCGGTGTAGATCGCCCCAGCGCCACCGGCGGTGTTGCCGACGCAGATAACGACCGCTGCGCCGCCAACGGGGATGAGCAATCGAAATTGCTGCGCGGTGCCGCCGCTTGTTGCCGGCAGTGACGTCAGCGGGCCATAGGTCGTGCCGCCGGTGACCGGGTTACCTGAGCCGCCAACGTTCACGAGGATATTGGCGGTGTTGGTATCGGGCGTTCCGGTCTGCCCGGTGATGACGCTGACGAAGAACATCGTCGGGGTCGAGTTACCAGCTGCCAGCGTGCCGAGGCTGACGATCACCGTATTCGCCGCCGGTGCAGCGGCCGTGGCTCCAGCCGTAATGAGCGACTGAACTCCGAGCGTATTGGCAATCGTCAGGGCCATTGGCTATTCGTCCTCAGTATCCGAGCGACTTGACTGCCGCGTCGGCGTCGTCGTTCCACTGCATTTTTCCGTCGGCCTTCTTGCGTGCGCTTGCGATGCAGTCGTAGGCGTCCTTCTTGGCCCAGCCGAGCGCACGCAGCCAGAAGTAGACCGTCGAAGGGGCGCGGTTTTTACCCTCTTGGCAGTGCACGAGAATCTTCGTTCCCGGGCGCGCGAGAGCTCCCATGATGAAATCGTACGAAGATTGAAACCACTCGGGCGGCTTCGGGTCGTCGCTCGCGTCGTCGTCGGGCGTCGGGTTGGACGCGTAGGACATGCCGGCCTTCTGCACCCACCCGTCCTCGCCGTCCATTTCGTCGCCGCCTTCGGAGTGGCGGAGATTGAGCACGTGCGTGAAGCCGTCGGCGGCGATCTTGCGCGCGTCGTAGAGACTCGTCAGTTCGGCGCCCACGGCAAGTCGCCGAGTCACCCAGCTGTAGTCGGGCAAGATGAACTCCTCTACGGCTTGGGCGCGCCGACTCGCTGCGCCTGCTTGGGCTTGGCGAGGCGATTGGTAGCCGGCGTCGGCGGCTTACCGTTCGGTGGCGTTCCGGTCTGGTCTCCTGATTGCGCGACTGCGGCCATTGCCTGCGCGGTCTGGACTGCGTCCTGCTGCGCCTGCTGCTTCTCGTCGTCGATCGTATCGAGCTCCGCGCCCACGTCGGTGATCGAGAACAAGTCGGCCACCAACTGCGTGGCCTTCTGACGCGAGACCAGTCCTTCCTTCTTCGCCGCCGCGGCCGATTGCACGAGCGTGCTCACCTCGTCCGACTGGGGCGAGAAGAAGCGACCCCACTGCAGGCGAACCGGGAACTCCAGCCATGGGCCGCCGAGTTGCGCCGTCATCATGAGCTTGACGGCCTTCGACACGCCTTGGATGAACACGTCTTCGCCACGCGTCTTGACGGTGCAGATCATCCGCAGCGCGAGGTTGATGACGTCGCCGAAAGCGTCGTCGCCGAGGTCCTTTCGCAGGTCCGAGGCCAGCGCGATCATCGGCGCGTGCAGATACTCAAGCACGACGCCCGAGATGTTGCGTCCCTTGACGGCGTCAGCGTCGGCAATGACGATGCGAACCGCTTCGCAGAAGCGCTTGTGCAGGTCGGAGGTCAATTCCGATGCCGACACTGCTCCCGAGCCTTCGGCTTCGATCAACTTGATGTCGGCGGGCTTGTCCTTGCCCTCATCCTCGATATCCCAGATCTTGGCGGTCGACTTCTGCAGCGCCTGCCGATCTCCGACCGGAACGTTCTTGCGAACCCACTGCGGATCGAGGTTGTACTCGACGCTGCGGCCGCGGAGGCTGTAGACGTAATTCACTCGGTCGAGCAGTCGGTAGAGCGCAGGATCGATGACCGGTACGCCGTCAATCGCATCGCTCGACATCGGCAGCGTGCGCACCCAGACGACGGGACAATACCCGAGCGCGTGATTCACCGATTGGCTGGAGTCGACGGTCCAGATCGGCGGCTGTCCGGTGACCCTGACCGGCTGATAGACGGTGTCGTTCTGCTCGTCGATGACGCGCCGGAACCAATAGTCGACGCTGCGCACCTGCGCCGTGCCTGGGATCTGCTCCTCGCGCGGGAACTTGTAGCAGATGTCGAGCGACTGCAGCTTCGACGGGTCATCGGGTGACCACGACGGGGTGCAATGCTTGCCCGGCTCGACCGAGTAGCGCAGTTTGCCGGCTTTGAAGCACAGCAGCACCGCGCAACTGCTCGTTACGAGCGCCTTGCGGCTGTATTCTCCGACCGCGCGATCGAGCTTCGCGGAGCGCACGACCTCCTGCACGAACGTCGTCAGCGCGGTCGCGTCGTCATCCCACAGGCGTGGTCCGATCTCATCCGCGTCATCGTCGTCATCGGTGCGGGTCGCTGCGATCGTGACCCTCGGGAAGCGCGCACCGCCCCAAACGAAGGAGTGGATCGTCTCGATCGCCGTCTTGAAGAGCGGGATGATCTCGCGCGGCTTGCGACGATTGAGGGCGACCTCAGTTTCCCAACTCGCCTTGCCTTCGTACTGGAGAGAGTCGTAATAGAGCTCGGCGGTGTTGGCGCAGCTGAAACGCGCCGTCTGTCCTCCGACGATCGCCGGCTGTTGGACGAGGTCACGCGGCGGCGTGTCGAACTTCGGGGACGTCTGAGGCATTGACCACCGCTATGCGCCGACGGCGAAGTTGAGCGTGATGAGCGACGTCGGCACGACCTCATCCTTGAGGCCAGCGCCCGACGTGATGAAGACGTCGTAGAAGTACATGCTGGCCGTCGCGTAGAGCAGGTTCGACTGGCCGAACGTGAGCGTGAACGTGCCCTGCCCCTGTGTTGGGTTGGTCAGCGAGAGCGTCAGCGCCAGTGCGACCGGCATGCTGCTGTTGCTCTGCGCCACCTTCCACCGCATCAGGCCGCTGTACCCGGTCAGGTTGATCGCGGTGCCGTTCTGCCCGGTCACCGTCAGCGGAAACGTGATGTCTTCACCGGCGGGAAACGTCTTGTCCTGGCGCGTGGGGACACTGGTGCCGACGGTGCCGTCCATGACGACGCCGCTGAGTGCGAACTGCGCCATGCGGGCTCCAGTGCTGCGTCAAGTTACGAATCAGGTCGAGCGCGAGGGGTTTTCGTAACGGCTACGACGCCGCGAGAAACACTGCCGGACGCGTCCAGCCGACGACCTGCCCGCGCAGCACCCAGCGCGGCTTGATGCCCTTCTCGGGGGTAATCCCCAGAGGATCACCAAAGACGTGGACGCGAAACACGACGGTCAGTTCGCGGGTCGACTTCCGCAGCTTCTCGCGCACCAGCACCGGTTCGCGCACGCCGATGCGTAGGCCAACTTCTTCGTAGACCTCACGCACGAGCGCATCGATCATCGACTCGCGTGGCTTGACGCGGCCGCCGATGAGACGTGGCCCCTTGGGCGTGGCGTTGACGAGCACTTCGTCGCCGCGCTGGATGATGGCGCGAACGACGACGCGGGTGCGCATGGACTCATCCCTTGATCTGCGGACCGACGCCGGCGGGCACGATTTCGATCTGTGACCCGCCGCTTTTGACGATCTCCTGCATGCGTTTCTCGCGCAGGTTCTCGACGATCTGCGCCAGCAGTTGGAGTGCCTGCGTGGTCGGCAACTGCGTCTCGAGGTTGATCACGCCGCCGGCCAGTTGAAATACGCCCAGCAGGAGAATCGGCTGGGGCGGCGTCGCGAACTGCTTCGGAGGCGTCCCGTTATTGTCACCCATACAGTAACTCTGCGCCTCGACGCGACCGCCGGCTACTTCTTGAAGCGCCCGACGCGCTGGTCGAAGCAAGGGCCACACAGTTCGTTGCCTTGCAGGGGCCTCGTGCAGCCGTTGCAGTACCACTGCGTGGCGTCCTGAGCGCTTGCGACTTCTTGTGCGCCAGCGGCACCGCCGACGATGGTCACGGCGAGTAGGTCGCGGATCTCGCGGAGCAGTTCGATGGCTCGCTCGTCGGCGATGGCGCTCACGGCAGCGTTGCTCCCAGCGCAGCTGCGCTCGTCGCGAACACGCGCACCACCCTATCGTCCTTCACGGTCGGCGCGGCCGGCTTCGACACGAACACCGCCCACGAGCCGCCGAGCGGCGTGGCCTGGTGAAGCACGTACCCCTTGGCGACCACGGCGGCGGTGAACGCGTCACGGTCGGCGTCGAGGATGACCGCCTTGTTCACCAACGGCGATCCTGGGATATGGCGATGGAGAGTGGCGAATTCATCGCGGCGCGCGGGCCACGACGTCGTGTCTCCACAGTCGTCGACCCAGGCGCCGCACTTGTCGCAGGCGGCGCGCATCTCACGCTGCTCCGCCCATCGGACGCATCGAGGCGTGCGCCCACTTCTTGGCCTTCGCCTCGATCAACTGGCGCTTGATCGGCTTGGCGTGATCGATCAGTAGCTTTCCGTCGAGGTGGTCGACCTCATGCAGCACTGCGCGCGCCAGCATACCGTCGCAGTCCATGCGCGCGCCGCGGCCGTTGAGTTGCGTGAAGCGAATGGCGCATGTCGTCGCTCGCGTGACCTCGACGCGCACGCCGGGGAAGGACAGACAGCCCTCGGCCTCGGTGGCCATCTCGTCCCCCAGCGCCTCGACGAAGGGGTTGATGAGCGCGATCGGCTGATGCTTGCCATCTTCTCCGCCGACGACGCGCGGGCTGAGCACGAAGACGCGGACGTTGGCGCCGATCTGCGGGCCAGCGACGCCGAAGGCTCGAAAGGCGCGCAGCGTATCTTCGAGGTCGATGATCAGAGCGAACGTTTTCTCGTCGAGGGTCGTCACGTCGGTGGACGCTTCACGCAGACTCGAAGCGGGATAGAGGACAATCGGCTGAACGGCCATCAGCGAAATCCCTCCAAGTTCGTATTGCGTTTCTCTTCCTCGGCGCGCTCCCAATACTCATCAGACGTCGGCGCATCAAACGTCGCTGAAGTGCCCATCGTCGGGCGGTTGAAGACGGCGAGCGCGAGCGCATCGGCGCGGTCCGGCGAGCGTCCCAGTCGCTCCCTGAGGTCGTCCTTGCTCTCGACCTTGATGCGGCCGCGGAGGTCGAAACCGTAGATGGGCGCCACGAGCTCGGCGGCGAGCTTTTCGTCGCGCGGGATAGCGCCGCCGGCCTTGAGCCAGTCGCGCAGCGCGAACCAAAGCTGGTCGCGGAGCCGAGCGTACGTGTCTCCGGTGGACGCCTCACCGGCGTTGACCTCGACGACTTCGAGTTCGCGGTCGTCCTTGAGCACATCGACCGCGCCGCCGCCAACGCCTGCACCGTCGACCTTCACCAGCGGTCGCTCAGCAGGAACGTCCATGCCGTCGCCGGCGATGCGTAGGTCGCGCGCGATGCGCTTCACTTCGCCGCACAGGCGCAACGTATCAGCTCCGCGCAAGATGGTCGGCGCCATCGCCTTGTGACCACGCCGCGGCCAGATGACGGATTCGTCATCGCCGAAGCGCGCCACGTCGACGCCGATTTCGAGTCGGCCATCTTCGTGGGTGTCGTCGTAGCGAGCGAGTGCTGCCTCGACCAGCGCGAGACCGATGACGGCATTCTCAGCCTGCGATGGGAATTCGCCGAGCACGTGAACCTGCCAGAACGGCGATTCCTCGCCCCACTCCTGGCGCATCTCCTCGATCCACTCGCGCGTGGCGAGCCCGGGAATGACGTCTCTCCCTTCGATGTAGTTCGGTGTCTCCATCGACGAGACGTGGAACAGCTTCCAAAACTGCCGCTTGGTGGTGAACGCGTCGTAGAAGGTGCCGCTGGTCTTGGTCGGGTTGCCGAGCACGAGAAGCGAAGCGCCGCCGGCGCGGTTGCCTTCGATGGCCGCGAAGATTTCCTCTTCGACGCCCGAGCCTTCGTCGACGATGAACAAGACGTCGGCACCCGAGATGCCGGCCATGCGCTCGGGCTCGTTCGTCGAGAACCCCATCATCTCGCGACCGTCGAGGTAGACCAAGCCGCTTGCGGGAGACTCGTGGATCTCGCCGCCGAGCACCTTCTCGCCGCCAGCCTCGCGATAGATGCGACGCGCCTCGCGCCAGAGGATGATCTCGACCTGGCGGGCGGTGGGCGCCGTCATGATCACGCGCCCGCGCTTTTTCGTGCCCACCCACCACAGCCCGACGGCGGCGGCAAGCGTGGACTTTCCGATCTTGCGACCTGAGCGCACGGCCACGCGCTTGTGCACGGCGATGGCGCGCATGATCTCGGCCTGCCGCGCCCACGGCGTGAGGTTCAGGGCCTTTTGGACGTATTCGACCGGATCATTGCCGTCTCGCGGTGCCTGGACGGCTTGGTCGTGCTCGGCGGCACGGCGTTCTCCCTGCTTGGCGGCGCGAAGGCTACCCCTCAACTCCTTCGCTACCGAGGTCATCAGCGAGAATGGCGAGGACACGTTCGAACTCCTCCGCGCTCAGGCCCGCCTTCAGCCGCACCATCGCGTCGCGCAACTCGCTGCGGACCTTGGCCTCGACGCGCACGGTGTGGCCGTAGCGCTCGGGGAAGCGGCGCTCGAGCAGCCAGGCGGCGGCGGTCCAGTGGCGCGGCTTCTGGGAAGCGCTGCGGATCTTCTCCAGCGCCTCCGTCTCCACCTGCGCGTTGGCAAGCTCGAGGGCGTCGAAGAACTCGGCGTAGGGCTGCTCGCCGGCGCGGCCGCGCTTGATCCAGTGGTAGACGGTGGACTCGTCGAGGTTGCAGGCGGCCGCGGCCGTCTTCAACCAGTGGCCTTCCGCCACCAGCTTGCAGAACTTGTCGCGCAGCGTCGGCGTGAGGTCGGACGGGCGACCCATCAGTCGCTCCGGTGTTGCATCGCCATCGCCAGCATGCCGGCCATCTCGATCTGAGCCGACAGCCGGTGCAGGTGCGCAACCGCAGCGCTCACGGCGCGCGCGCCGTCGCCCGTCAGGCCGCTACAGGCCTTCAGGAGCGCGCGGATGATGACCGTGGTGTCGTCGGGCTCGCCAGGGGCGTCCAGGCGCACGCGCAGCGCCTCACAGGCCATCGCGAACGCGGCGGGCGCGACCGTGTACTCCTTGCCTCCCGACTTGAAGCTGAAGCCGTCGAGGTCTTCCCACCCTTCCGCGAGTTGCGCGAGGGTTGCCCCGATGACGGCGCGCGCGGCGGCGCTGATGACCGGTTCGCTCATCGCCTGGACTCCAGCGTCGGTTTCCGCGGCGCACTCTTCAGCGCGTTCCGCAGTTCGAGCAGCGTCATTCCCAGAGCCCGTGCGCGTTCCTCGTCGACGAACCACGGCCGGTGACCGCACGAGCAGGCGATGTGCACGCCGAGGTTGCGCCAGTCGACGAACACTACGCTGTGCCAGCCGTGGACGTCGCCGCACAGCACGTGCAGCGCTTCGCGCGCCGTCTGCGGTGGCAGATGGGGAGCGAGCATGGCGGACCTCGATATACTGAGTGGAGTTACTTCACGAGATGACGTACAGGCGGCGAACGCGCATTCCGAGCGGGAGCGAGCGATCAAGGGCGGCAACATCCGCCATGGTTCCACGCGGCAAGAACGCGGTCTTCTTCTTGACCGTATCGATCGCCTGCTTGACCTTGTCGAGCGTCAGATTGCGAAGACATTCTGTCGCGAGGGACGCATTCGAGTACGTGGTCTCGTGGATCTCCCGCTGCGCAAGCGCCATCGCCGGCCCAGGTCGCCCCGGGGAAACAGCACAGTCGCGCGCGTGATCCGTATACGCCGCGCCGCAGTGGTCGCAGACCTCGACGTTTCCAACCCGGCTCATCGGTACGGCCCCGCCGGCTGCGCGCCGTTCGCCTCGATCGTCCACGCCCATCGCCACATGCGGCGCCGGCGCCAATTGCGCGCGCCGAAATAGACCATGCGAAGCCAGAAGAGCGGCGACTCCGCGTCGGCGTCCGTGGCGAAGGCGTCCATGTCCACCAACTTGGCGATGGAGCCGCCTGCGATCAGCGCCGCGCCGATACCGCCGATGATGGCGAACGCCCGCTCCACGGCCAGCGGCGTGACGACCGCTTCGAAGCTCAGCAGCGACAGGTCGAACACGGCGAGGGCGTAGATGAAGACCCAGAGCGCGCGCAGCCACTTCATGTTGCTTGCTCCTGGGCTCAGCCTACGTGCGCGCGATCGACGGCGCTACTTCTACGCGGCCAGCCGCTTCCGAATCTTGCGCAGCGCTCGGCTCTCGATTTGACGCACGCGCTCTCGCGACACGTCGTACGTCACGCCGATCTCGTTCAGCGTCTCACGGTCGTCGGCCAGAACGCGCCGCTGCACGACGTCGCGCTCGAAGTCGCTGAGGCCGACGAGGAAGCGCTCGACGTGATCGTGGCCGGCACACTGGCGCTCGGCGGCGACTTCATCCGGGAGCGGCCGCGTGTCCACCAGGCGGTCGAGGTACGTCTCGTCGTGGTCGCGCGGCTTGTCGTCGAGAGACGCGTCGCGCTTCGGCCACTTCTTGTCGCGCATGTTCGTGCGCACCACCGACGGCTGCTTGACCGCGTATACGCCCATCTGCGCGCGCACCCACAGGACGGCGTACGTGCCGAAGCGATGGCCGCGGTCGAGCTCGAACCGCTGCAGCGCAATCAGCAGGCCGACATTGCCCTCTTGGACCAGGTCCTCGAGCGGCAGGCCACGCGACGCCCAGCGCGAGGCGTGAAGCATCACCAGGCGCTGATTGCAGAGTACGAGGCGATCGCCGGCGCGCCGGTCACCGCCGCGGTACCGCACCAGCAGCTCGTGCTCCTCCTCGCGGCTCAGGATGGGGTGCTTGCAATTGCGCATTGCCCATCCTCCGTCCTCGCGCGCGCGGGCGCTACTTCAGTGCCCTCCCAGTGCGCGACACAGACGAAACCACGGCGGAACGTAGCAACGCCCGTCCATCGCCGTGCGCTCGCCGGCGCCTTCGCAGTCGCCGACCGCATCGGGATCATAGATCACAGCGCCCGCCGCATCGCGGCACGGCGGCACACAGTTGCCGGCGAGTTCGCATATGGTTGGGTCGTGGCACACGACGTTGCCGCTGCCGCAGCGCGGGCCGTCGCAGATGCCGTCGGTCGTGCAGATGAGGCCCGCGGCGCAGATGGGGCACACGAGGTTGCCCACGCACTCGGGCGCGTAGGTCACGTCGAGGTGGCAGTCGTTCTCGGGGTCGCAGGGGTAGCCGACGCCGCCCGCCGCCATGTCCGCCGGCGCGCCAGCATCGACGCCCGCGTCATCGCCGCCGGACGCCAGCGCCAGCAGCGACACGGCCTGCGCGTCAAGGCCAGCGGGAGCGCAGCCGGAGAGGACCAGCACGAGGACCGCGAACGACTTCATCGGCGCTCCGCAGCCTGCGCCGTCGGCTCGACGAGCCGCCAGTTGTTTTCGAACGCCGCGCGCGCGGCGGCCTTGCGCTCACGTGCGCTCAGCTTCCGCACGCCGAACACGTCGGCGTCTCGGCTCACCTTGTGGACGCGCCCGCACGTGCACGCGTTTCGGATTGGACCCGTCTGCGCGCTCAGGCGCTGGCCGACAGTCGAACACGCCATCGTCCCCTCCGATGCTTGCTGAAAATCGCTTTTAAATGGCTGGATCAACAGGATGTTTAGGCGACGGCAGCGGTCGCCGGTGACCTGTTATCGTTCTGCTCTCAGCGGCCCACGCGCGCCAGCAGCTTTCGCACCGTCGTCGCCTGCCACGCGCCGCCGCGCTTGGTGCGCAGCCCTTCCGCCGTGAGCGTGCGGCCGATGGCGCTCAGGTTCACGCCCGCCGCCGCGAGTTCCCGCGCGCGCGCCAGCACGCGCTGTTCGGCCTCATCCTCGACGAACACGTCGCCCTGCCGACGCCATCCGAGCGGCACCGCGCCGAGCCGCGCGCCGCGCGCGCGCTTGTGCCGCAGCGCCTCGCGCGTGCGCTCGCCGATGGCCTCGCGCTCCCACTGCGCCAGCACGCCGAGCATGTTCAGCACCATGCGCCCGGCGGCGGTCGCCGTGTCGATGGCCTCACCGACCGACAGCAGCGCGCCGCGGCCCTCGGTGAAGTAGCGCTCGACGAGCTGCGCGAGGTCTCCTACGCTGCGCGTCAGCCGGTCAAGCTTGGCGACCAGCACGCCGTCGGCGCCGCCGGCGCGCAGCGCCTTCAACGCGCGCCGCAGCCCCGGGCGCCGCAGCGACTTGGCGCTGATGCCCGCATCTTCCTCGACCGCGACGAGCTCGTGGCCGTACAACTTGGCGTAGGCCTCGCCGCGGGCGCGCTGCGCCGCGAGCGAGACGCCTTCGGTTGCCTGTTCCTCAGTGCTGACGCGGCAATAAAGCACCAACCGCATGCCGCGCACCCCGGGTTGTACTTGACGGGCGTCTACTTCAAGCCCTCTTGAACTTGGTCCGCGCGGGCATGCTCACCGACGACAGAACGGCAGGTCCAACTGCTCGCGCGGCGCACCGATCACAGCGGCCACGCGCCCATCGCGCCGGCGCACGAGCCGCACCGCGCGCACCGGCACCCGGTGCTCGGCGGCGACCACCTCGCGGATGAGCGCCCGCTTGCGCGCGCCCGAGCGCTGCCACGCCGCCGCAAGCTCGTAATCGAGCAGGTCGACCATGGTGCGCCTCTTCTTGGGTCGTAAGCGCCGGCGGCGGCGAATACACGCCTGGCACAGTCGAAAGTGCCCGATCCATTACCGCGAACCTAGGAGAGAAAGGTTCTGATGATGGCGGAAGATGCAGAAGGTTACCTTGGTGCAATAGGCCGTTTCCGAGGGATGCGATCGCCTGTTTCCTGTCGACGAGGACGACGACGACGCCCGCGACGAGTCACCCAATCGCGAATGTCATCTTCGTACGACCACGCGAACCCGCCTGGGTAATAATGAATCGGGAGAGGATCAGGCTTCGCTGGATCCGATGCCCGACTGGCGGTACTACGAGCGTACGGTCTGCCGAGGAGTTGACCTATGTACCATGCGATCTCCTTGAGGCCCTCAAGGCGTCGGCGAGGCTGCTGCATTCGTCACCGCCTTGGTGACGATTATGCATTAGGTTGTATATGTTCGCGAGGTTACTAAGGTTCAAAAGGTTACAGTCGCGCCGAAGGAGGAAACTATGTCGCTTCGAAGCTCGACCGGGACTCAACTCGCGCGCGCCGAACTCTACGCATTCGACGACAAGGGCAACCGCATCGCCACCGCTGGCCGCGGCGCGAACGTCATGCCGGTCAAGGAGACGCGCACGTACGTCGAGCCGGCGACCGTCAGCGAGAGCCAAGACGAACGCCGCGCGCGCGAGGGCCGTCAGGCACGTATCCTCGCCTCGCTCACCGATGACGAGGCGACGGTGCTCCACTATCAGGGCAAGCTCGTGTGCCGGATCCAGAAGCCTCGCGAGGTGGCCGGCGGCGACGTCGCGGAATATTTGAACGCGGGCTACGTGCTCAAGCCGGGGTCGGTGCGATTGCTCGAGCGCGATGGGTTGCCGCCGGTCGAAGTGGCGACCGTGATCGGCTTCGAAGAGGTGCAGGTCGAGCGGCTGAGCTACGACGAGATCGCCGAGCACTTGGGCGTGAGCATCCACATGGTCAACAAGCTTGTGGTGTCGGCGAATAAGAAGTTGCGCGCGCTGCGATCGGTCATTTTTTGATCGAGCCCAACTGCGGACGCGGCTGCGGAGACGGCACCCCCACTATCGACTTTCGTTCGCTGCGGAACTCTTCATAGGAGCGCAGTCGTCCTTCCAGAAATCGCTGGTCGTAGTCGGCTGCGGCGCGCTCGCGATCGCTGCCAAGACTGGCTCTGTCGACATGCTTGTTCGCGTGGTAGGCCCGCGCCTCCTGACGATGACCGCGTAACATGTGGTCATCTTCGATTTCGCGTTGCTCAACATCGGTCAGCAGGTGGATCACATTCAATCGACGTTTCGTGTGGATTCCTCTCCTGTAGAGATATCGGCGCAAGCGAGGCTCGATCCTCTTCTTGTCGATCCCGGATGTCTCCACCAGCCATTCGTCACTGACGTCATCACCACGCTTCAATCGATCGACGTGCGGCTTCAGTCTCACCCATGCCGCTTCAATTTCGTATTTCGATAGAATCGCCATTGATTATCTCCATGTTTTTTTCCATCTCCCCCCATTGGGGGCCATGCCTTGCCATGCCACGCCTAGCCCCGCCTCGCCCGACCAGGCCTTGCCTGACCACGCCAAGCCGAGCCTTGCCCTGCCGAGCCCATCCAGACCTTGCCCGGACTATTTCGTCCTCTTCACAGTCGCCGTAAACATTCCGTACATTCCCGGCTTCTTCGGCGACGATGGGCGCCAATCGCCGACGCCGGCCTTTCCCGCCCCGTACCACAGCGTCTCAATGCGATCCTCTCCACTGAGCAGATCCTCATTGTCGGTCTCGAACATGGTCGTCGCCGACCAGTGATCAAACCGCGGACGTACGCGCGTATGAGACTTCCCATTGATGTTGCACGGCTTGACGAACAATGCGAATCCCAGCGCGCGCACTGCTTGGCAATGCTCCGCGAAGCCGCCGTCGATACGCTCGACGTCGGCGCGCGGAATGGTCTTGCCGTTCACGAACAGAGGTACGTAGAAGTCACTGAAGAACATCGACTGCGAAGCGGACTTCAATGTCTTCTTGTTTCCGATGCTCACGCCGCTGCCCGCCTTCAGCAGAGCAGCCAGAAAATTTTCTGCTGGGATGCAGACACACTCGTCGTTGACGTAGAGATACGACTTCCACGTGTCAGCCGGGTGCCGGTCATCGCCGGCCTTTCCTCCCTTGCGTCCACGAGCTGCTATTGCGTCGCGCGCCTCGAGATTGTTGTGGTGCATGAGCAATGGCGTCGTGCCTTCGATCGTGACTTCGAATCGCTCCATCGTTTGCTTACCTCTCGCGATGTGCCTCTCTCGGCTCTCTCGGAGTATTCCGAACTGGCCGAACTGAACACCATCGCGCGTCGGAATGGGTTCCGGCGCGCTGTGCTGTCATGCTCCATTGGAGCCCTCGCCATGCCGCACCCCGCCCGGCCTTACCGCACCTCGCCTGGCCGCGCCCAGCCGAGCCCAGCCGCATTCACCTACAAATCGACGCCCCCGCACAAGTCCACTCGTCGCCGCCATCGCTGCGCACGCACCCGAGCGACGTCAACTTGTCGTCAACCGCTTGGTCGATCGCAGCCTGCACCGCCGCCGACTGAAGCTTGCACTTGTCGACGAGATCCTGCTCCAGCGTCGCGAGCTTCGCGTCCACGATTCGCTCGCACTGCTGCTGCAGATCGGGCGGCACGCACCCGCACGCCAGCACCGCGCACAAGGTCAGCACGCGCATCGGCGATACCCCGCGACCTGCACGAGCGGTATCGTCGCCTCGCACGGGTCAGCCTCCACGCCGCGCGCATCCAGTCGTTCGGCCCAGCGGTGAGCCTGCGATCGCGACATCAGCTTCGACCGCGCGACGGTGCCGTCGGGAAAGCGCACGAGGATGTACCAGCGGTCGTCGGCGCTCACGTTGCGCCGCCGTCCTTGGTGGTGTTGCAGATGATCTCGACGATGATCGCGGCATCGGCGAGTGCATGAACAATTGCCGCTCGGCGCGTATCACAGGTCGCGGTGGCCTTGCTGTCGCCGCATCTCGCGACGGCGCGCCAGCGGTCACCCTGTGGCTCGACAGCGAGTGTGATAGCGAATTCGTGTCTCACGTGCCGTCCTTCGCTTCGAGCGCGGCGAGTGCGCGACCAAGTGGGCACGATTCGATGTGCTCTCCTTCGGGACGGCATCGCTCGCAGTCCGACGAGCAGACGATCGCGAACTCGTCGATGAATTGTCGCATCACCTCGCGAAGTGCCACTGCTTCGGCATGAGCCTCTTGCATCCGGTGCAACTCCGTTTGTAGTTCCGCCGCCTCGGCCTGGGCCGCGTCAAGATGCTCGCGCGTTTTCAAATAACGCTGTAGGTGACTATCTCGCTCGGCCCGGGCCGCGTCACGCTCGGCAATCACTTCAGCTTGGGCTTTCTTATCCTCATGCTTCCATGCTTCGTGTTGCTTACGCATTTCCATCAGCTCGGTCTTCGTGCGCTCGTGGTCGCCGCGCTCGGCACTGATAAGCGCGTTGAGGCAGAAGGTACACATGCCACAGCCGGGCTCAGTCGTCTCCACGCACACGATGGCGCCGACCTTTGAGCAAGGCTTCGTCGCGTTCGGCGGTCAGTTGCGCGATGCGCGCGACATAATCAGCGAGCAGTGCAGATTCGTCGGTCATGCGTCGGTCCCCCGGTCCGTCAGGATCGTTGTGTTCCGGGTCGATGGTTCCGCAGTAGGCGCACCAGACGCGCGAGCATTCGTGACCGGGGCAGCGCTCGATCACGGCCAGCCAGCCGACGGCTTCCATGTCGGTAATGGCTCCGGTGGAGCGAAGGGCCTCGATCGCGCCCTTCATTCGCTCCATGGCCAAATCGCTGGCGTCGTCGCGAAGAGCCATGCGCTGGGCCTTCAAATAGTCGGCGGCCGAAATCCTCTTGCGGTCGTCGTCGGTCATTATCGGCTCCACGTGGGAATGGTAGTTCTCACGTTTTCAGATTGAGTAGACGCTTGACGGTCTCCGCCGTCGCCTCGGTCACCTTGCCGTTGATCTGCGCCCTGACCTCTCTCGCGGCCTTGTCTACCGCCGATCGGATTTCCTTGGCGGCGACGTCCTCGACGGCGCGCGAGATCGCCCATTCGGCGCGCGTCCGACGATCATTGTCGTAGTAGTCGGGCGCCTTCACGCGCCCCTCGCGGTCGACCTTTTCGTCGAGCCACGCCTGCACCTGCCTGGCGATGCGCGCGCGGAACGTGATGGGCTCGCCGACTGGTTCGCCAACTTCGTTCGTCGGCTGGATCGGCTTCGCCAGGTGGTCGTCGACGATGCGCTCGACCTCGGCGTCGATCTTCTCCGCGACCTTCTCTGCGGCGAGATCCCCGATGTGCGAGCGCATGCCGATCTCGTGATCCCCGCCGTGCAGGATGTTGTTGGAGATGTCCTCGACGACCTTGTTGGTCAACTCCTCGATGCCGGGCAATTCGATCTCGTATTTCATTGGTCGCTCCTTCGAATGTGAATCGTCATTCCCGCGACCGCCGCGCGTCGACTCGCACGACATATACGTCGGCCCGTCTCGCCACACGCGCCCATCGATCGTCTCTACTGTCCAGAGTGCGCGACGACCATGTCGTTGGCGCTGATGCAAGCGGCGCCGGCTCATTTCGCGCCCCGCCGCGCGTCGACAAAGCCAGCACAGTGCCCGATGCTTTGGTGGCATCGACTCGAGATCATGCGCGTCGTACGGCATGCCGCAGCGTCCGCATAGCGCATTCGCTACGGGCTGCGCATGATCTCGCCGCTCGTCGAGCGCGGCCTTGCCGTCGGCGTCGGTGAGGATGGCGTCGATCTCGTTCTGCTCTTGCAGAGTCGAACCCCGAGGCATGCCATGCCCCCGCACCATGCGAAGCGCCGCGAGTGCGCGACCGAGCAGGGCCCGCAGGTTGTTGCGCGCGGCGATGCCCATCTCGTCGACGCGTTTGAGAGCAGCGATCTCCTCGTCGCGCTGGCGCAACTCGGCGCGCACATGATCGACTTCGCCGAGTAGCCAATCGATGTCTTGCTCGGCCGTTGTCGAGATGACATCGCCGGTAATGACGCCACCGACCGTCACGACCTCTCCAGCCCTCAATCGGCGGTTCAACTCGGCCGTCTTCTCCGCTTGCCGCTTGCGATCGACTTGCCGTTGACGAATATCAGCGACGGGATCGCAGACCTTGGGACCGCTCATAGAGCCACCACGGGGTACTCGCGCACGCGCAGATCGGCGGGCCACTCGTCCATGTCGCCGCCCTTGCGGTCGCGCAACTTCAGCCTCAGCGTGTCCGATTTGAAGTCGTACGCCATTGGGTGCTCGGGACGGGCACCGAGTTGCTTGACGAAGACCGCCACACCAGCACCACGGCATTGCTCGACGATGCTCTGCGCCCACGTGAGGTCAAACGGCCGCGCGCCATGGCCGCTCTCGCCGCCGACGATGACCCAATCGATGCTTTCCTCACTCGGCGGCGAGCATCGCGCGTGTGTCAAGTCGACAGGACCCAGTAGCGGTTCGCAACTCAGGAACCGCACCGCCGCAGGTGTGCGCAGCAGATGCGGGATGCGTTCATTTGCGCGCCTCTGGTCCTCGACCGTCGTGCCCAGCCACACGTTCGGCAATGGCGCGCGCAACCAGGCCCCATCGTTCGGGCCCCACGGCAGCATGCCCAGCGCGTTTTGTGGGCGCTTCGTGAGCAGCAACCAATCGAGGTTCGGCGTGTCCTCGATCAACCGCCACAACCAGGAGCGCGGAGCAATGAGGTCGGCCCGATCCTCGAATACGTCCGACAGCGACGCACAGAACACTCGCCGCCGCTCACCAGCCGCTGCCGCGTCGCGATCCCATTTGAATGGCTGGCGCCAATTCGCTTCGCTCGTGACGTGGCGTTCGGATTTCGGCCCCCACAACTCGATACCGCCCGCGCGCTGACGCCGCGCGAACGTGTTGACTTCGGCGTAGCAGTTTTCGCAGCCGGGCGAGACGTGGGCGCAACCGATCCAGGGATTGAAAGTGTGGTGGCACCATTCGATCTTGGTGTTGGCGCTCATCGCATCACCGGCGCCTTTCGCACCGCCATCACGAACGGGCAGCGGCCGCAGTAGAAGTGCAGCGAGTACAGCGCCTCGACGACGTCACACCAGTCGTGGCCGAGGAGCATGCAGAGGAGTTTCACCGCAGCCCTCCCGTCGCCTCGTACGGCTTCTTCACGACGCCATGCCCGAGGCAACACTCGCAGCGCACGACGTGATACGACGGCACGCGGTCGCGCACGCGCAACTCCTCGTGCGACCCGCGCCCAACGCAGCGGCCGCAGACTTCGGTGTCGCCGCGCTTCAACTGGTCGTCGACGCGTCCCCAATGGCGCGAGATGGCGATGACGGTGACGACGCCAGCAACGAGTACGATGCTGAGGTACACGGTCAACATGAACTCGACGAGTGACATCACTGCACCGTCCCGCGCTCGACGACGACGAACTTGACCATGTCCAGCGCGCGATTGACGTCAGCGATCGTGGCCTCCGACGGGTCCGGCAACTGACTCCAGAACGTCACGATGCCGAGCAGACGGAATAGATTCTCTCCGATGCCGTCGGACAACGAGGAATCGCCGGACTTCGACAGCGCGTTGAGCGCAAGCAGAAGCTCGTCGCGCTTCCGGTCGAGACGCGCACGCAGGCGCATCGCCGCGGCGCTCATGGCTGCGCCTCGACGGCTCGCGCCGTGATCCAACTCTGACCCCTCCAGCGGGCGGTGCCGACGATTCCGAGCTTGCGCAGCTTGCCCAGCGCCCGCGTTACGTGCTCGCGACTGCAGCAGCAGAGTGCGGCGAGCTCGACGTGCGTCGCCTGGAACTTGGTTGCGCCGCGGTCGTGCAAGAGAATGCGCACCGCCACCTTCAAGCGCGCCTCAGCGGTGTAGCAGCTCAAGATCTGGATCCACTGCATCAGCGTCACGTGGAACTTCTCGACGATGACGGCCATCTCCCCGGGCGTGATCGGCACGGTCCGGTCGGCGCGAGTCACGGCTGCTCCTTGGTCTCGGCGATGTCGAGCAGGTCGGTGTCACGCGTCGAGACCGGAGCGACGACGATGCGCTTGCGGGCGATCTCGTCGGCGACGATCTCGATTGCCGTCTGCCTTGGCTCTCCGCATCCGCCGGCGTGAACTGGGCGCTCGTCGGGATGGCGCACAACACCGCCCTGCACTGCGATCGTGCGCGGACGATCGGGATTCATCGACGGATGCTCCGCGATCAACTGCATGAATCGCTCATGCAATCGCTTCTTCGGGGTCTTGTTCCGCTTCAGGTCCTCGGCCCAATGAGATAGCGTCATCCGGTTCAACATCAACGCACCTCCCCTGCGGCGCTCTCACGCCGCTGCAACTCCCGTATCCAGGTCATCACCTTCGCGAATGCGATCGCATGGCCTTCAGCCACCGACGTGCTCGCTCGGGCTGCCTCGGTAGCGGCCTGCAAACAGCGTCCGTGCAACTCCTCGAGCAGCCCGCGCTCGTAGTCGACGCGTTCATCGCCCTTGCGCTTGATCACCGCTGCCATGACTGCTCCTGTTCCGTAGCGCTGAGGTCGACGAAGCGCCCAAATCGCGGTTGCCACCCGAGGCGCGTGGTCCCGATGGGTCCGTTTCGCTGCTTGGCGATGATGACTTCGCAGATGCCCTTGTCCTGCGTCTTCGGTTCGTAAACTTCGTCGCGGTACAAGAACGCGATGACATCGGCGTCCTGCTCGATTTGTCCGCTGTCACGCAGGTCGCTCAAGATGGGACGCTTGTTCGATCTCTCCTCGCACTTACGGTTCAACTGCGCCAACGCGACGACGGCTCCGTTGATCTCCTTCGCGAGCGCCTTGAGCCCGCGCGACACGGCGGCGATCTCCCGCTCGCGGTCAAGCTCGCCTCGGCGCGACTGCGCACTGACGAGCTGCAGGTAATCGACGATCACGACGCACGGACTCCCGGACGCTCCTTCGGTCAAGCGCCACCGACGAGCGCGCGAGCGGATGCCGATGATGTCAAGCGTTCCCTCGTCGTCGACCCACAGTGGGCGGCGCGCGAGAACATCGCCGGTGCGGCTGATCGCCTTCCAGTCGTCTCCGGTCAGGTGTCCAGAGCGCATGCTCTGCGCGTCGACGCGCCCCTCGCACGCGAGCATCCTCTCGACGAGAGACAGATTCGACATCTCCAGGCTGAATACGAGCCCCGGAAAGCCGCGCGCGGACTGCGCCACCGCCATATTGCCGGCGAAGGCGCTCTTGCCCATCGACGGCCTCGCCGCGATGATCCAAAGCTCTCCGGGGTGCAGCCCTGTCGTCGTGCGGTCGAGTTCGGAGAACGCCGTCGTGATTCCCAGCGCCGCGGGGTTGTGGCGGTTCTCGTATCGGCGCTCGATATCGCGAATGGACTCATTCAGCAGCGGATTGACATGCCGGGCCTGTTGCTTCACGACGTCGCCGCGCTGAAGGTCGAGTAGTGCCGCGTCCACCTGCGAGAAGAATTCGTCGTCGCCGGTGTCAGCGTCGTACGCGAGAACGCGCAACTCGTCCGTCAACTCGGCGTATCGGCGCCGGCGCGCCTTCGAGCGGACGATTCGCGCGTGGTAGGCGTGATTCTCGACGGTGACGACCTTGCACATCAGGTCGGTCAGGTATTCATCGCCGCCGGCGGCATTCAGGCGGTCGAAGGTTCCATCGCCTCGCATCCGATTCGCGACGCTGACGGCGTCGATCGGCTGTGAGTCGCTATCGAGCGCCACGATCGCCTCGAAGATTACGCGCAGCGCCGGGTGGCAAAACTCCGGCGGCGTCACCTCAGCGATCACCTCGGGCAGAATGCGCGGGTGAACCAAGATGCCACCGACGAGTTGAGCCTCGGACTCAATAGCACTCGGCGTCATGTTCTCGCGGCCCCCGCTTCACGCAAGCGGCCATGGCTTGCGAGGATCGTCTTGACCTCTGCGATCTCCTCCGCCGACGGTGGCGGCATCGCCGGTGCGTGTTCGAACGGCTTCGAGTAGGGCCTCTCGTCGGGGACGGGAGCCCGATAGCGATCGTCGCGAGACGGCGGTTTGCGCCTCGGATCGCGCGTCCCGTTCAAGACCTCCTGCACCGCCCCCCAATGCCGCGGCTCCTCGAGTTTGTACGGCACCAGCGACGGCTTGATGCTGAGGCCACCGACGTATGCGACGAACGCGTCGATCACCCGCGGAGCCAACTCTGACGCGCTCTCGCCGCGTGACCTTGCCAGGTCTTCGATGAGCCGCGCCGCCACGTCGAGATTCGGCGCAAGAATCCCGGTTTTCTGCAGCCACAACTGGCGCAGGGACTCCAGGTTGATCTTGTCCGTCGAGTCTGGCTGATGAGGTGCCGGCTGGGATGCGGGCTCCTGCTCCATTACGCGCGCGCGCGCGGTGTGTATATTCTTCTCTTGATCTTGATCTTCTACTTCTGCGGGCCGGTCGCCGGAGGCTTGCCGGATGTCTGCCGGCAAAGATCCCGCACCGACGGGAAACGACGCCTGACAGGTGGAAATTGGGGCGCTGGCGATTTTTGGGGGTGCCGGCGCTCCTGATGGGGGCTCGCGGTCCTTTCGGAGGCCCGGTTGGCAGCGGCTGAAGCCATCGGCGGCGATCCAGCGCACGCCGTCTCGTTCGTAATACTGGATCAGGTCGAGCTCAGCCATCGCGATCAGGTATTGCTCGATCTGCTCGGCGGTGACTCGGCGGATGAGCGGCATGACCATGCCCTTGACGAGCAGCGGATCGCCGAACATGCGGCCCTCGACGTCCAGGTGGGGGATGAGCCATGCGTGAAGCGCGAGCACGTATCCGCCGTGCTCTGGTCCCATACGTTCCACTACGAGTTCGATCAGTCTCGGGAGGACGTGATTGACGCTGATCTTGCGGAGGAGCATCCGTCCCTGTGCCATCGTCATGCCTCCAACGGGGTGATGAGCAATTCGATGCGGGGTCGCTTGGGGTCGGCGTCGAGCTTGCTGCCGTCCCAGCACGTGATGAACTTGTCGTCCTCGACGACGCCGGCTTCTTGCAGCATGTCGGCGAGCGCGGCGAAGAAGTTATTCAAGTCTCCCGTGCGGCGTGCGCGATAGAACGTCGCTACGATCGCGCACGGCCGGCGCAGTGGCTCATGGCAGATCGGAAACCACTGCACGCGCGCCTGCGGAATCGCCGCCTTCAGCCATCGCGCGTACGGCTTGCTCGGAAGCGGCAGCCAGCGCCCCTTCACCTTGACGAGGCGCTGGCTGTTCTTCTTCGTCCTCGGCGCGCCGAAGATCGTCATATGGAAGCGCGTCGCCTCCATTACGCGGCCGTGGGCGCGTCCCCGCCGTCAGGCTTTCCACCCTTGGCTGTCGACTTCTTCTTGTCTTCTTTCTTGCCGCCGACGGGGAACAGCTTCACCTGCTTCTCGGAGGCGGTCATCGCGCGCGAGTCGATCTCGGTGTTCGTGTCGGTGCGGATGAGCCGCATCATCGACGTCTTGTGGTCCTCCTTCCACACGCACTCGACGGGGCGGAACTCGGACCGGCTCTTGACGACGGTGGCGAGTTGGTTGATCTCCTCGCCGATCGTCTTGAGCTCGGAGCCGAAGCGCTCGGCGTGAGCCTTCTTCTCCGACTCCACCTCGTCGTACTTCTTCACCGCGCTGGCCAGCTTGTGGGCGCGCAACTTCAGGTCCTCGTCGGAGAGCGGGCAGGACAACGAACGGATTTCGGGCATAGCGATCCCTCCCTGTGCTCGCCGAATACACTGCGAGCGTTCGCGCACGAAGCGCGGTTCAGATGCCGATGCGCGACCGCAGCCGCGCGCCTATCGTTCACCGCCGAGACGCCGGCGGGGCTTCTTGAATCCAGATGGCAATCCCGGAACGGAGGCGAGGTCCGTCGTGTTGTTCAAGAGATAGTCGATGACCTTGCGCAACAGTTCTGGGTCATCCTCGAATAGGCCCATCGCGCGATTACATCGATTGCACAGCAGACCTCTTATGCGGTTAGTCTTGTGGCAATGGTCGATGTAGAGACGTTTTCCAGGGTCAGGACAGACCGAGCAGATCGCGCACATGCCATTTTGCGCTGCGGACAGTTTCTCGTAGTGTTTCGGCGTCAGACCATGAAGCCGAAACAGAGTGATACGTGCGTTGATTGCGCGCATCTTCTCGGGGTTCGCCTTCATCCATTCTTTGGTCTTCTTGTCCTCGCACTTGCGACAACGCGATCGAGAGAACCCGTTCTTTCGCACGCCGAATTCGACCAGTCTGTCTTTTGTCTCTTGGCACAATGGACAGCGCTTCGTCGGGGTTCCGCCGATGCCGCGCGCCTTGTGCGCGGCGGCGATCTTGAGTCGCTGCTCTAGTGACATAACCTGGAAACGCTTCGGCATCAGCCTCTCCCGTGTCCAACATGCCAAGCGCGGCAAAACCTGCACCTGTAAACACGTAGCCTGTCTCCCGTCGCGTACCCATTGCGAGATGGCGTGCGCGATTGCTTGGGCGTGGCCGTCGTGACGTTGTTTTTCACCGCACGACTTTCGACGGAGCCGACGCTTGCTCGACATGATCACCGCCCCTTCGTCGCGGCGCTCACGGCCGCCTCCAGTAGTTCGACGTCGACGCGATAGAACTCGCGCGCGATCATCGCCCCGAGGAACATCCGCCACAGCGGCGTGCGCATCAGGAACGACAGCAATGCCGCCTCCGACGTCGACAGTTGCACGGTGTCCCTCACCTCCGGCTCGAGCAGTCCCGCGTGATGGCACCCCCAGCCGATGAACCCCTTCGCCGGGTTCAGTTCGGCGAGCAGCGGCAGGGCCTGCACCAGGTGGATCTGCCGCGGACGCTCCCCGCTGATCATCTCGCTTAACACCGACGGAGCGACGCCGATGCGCGCGGCATACGACGCCTGTTTCGTCTCGCGCACGCCCGCCGCGAACCACTGCCGCGCGAGGGCCATGGCCTCGGGAGTTCGCACGTCGACGCTTTGGAGCGATGCGGATTCGCACACGCTTCGCAGTGCGAGGGCGGTACGTGTTTGGCTCATGACCGGACACCGACGCGCATCAGGCGGCCCGCTTGCGCTTGGCGGTGAAACCGAACAGGTCGTTCGGCATGACGACGCCGCCGGTGCCGTGGACGATCTTGCGGATGACCTTGGCGCTCCAGTCTCCCCGGGCGTCACCGCGGTAGTACGTCGCTCGCGAGATCCCGATACGATCACAGAAGTCGCCCACCGACTCGTTCCTGCTTTGCAGGTATTCGCCAATCTTCATACCGACCATCTTGTCGCAAATTTGCATGCACAAGTCAAATGCGATTTTGCGACAGCCGCACGTCGTGTCTCAAATGTGAGACATTTTCGATCACGGTCATGAAGGACAAACCATGGTTGCCACGATGGAATGGAGCCGCGCTGCGGGCGGTCATGAAGGAGCGAAATCGGTCCGTGGATGAGGTGGCGGAGGCGCTGAAAATCGACCGCAGCAACATCTACCGCTGGCTCGACAATGAGACGAGCCCCCACGGGCAGTACCTAGTCGGCCTGTCGCTGGTCCTCGACCACGCTGCCGTCCGCTTCTACGAGGTGGACGCGTTTCATCAATCCCTCAACGAACTCGCGGCGGGGGCGCATCCCGTCGAGACGCCACTGCTCGCCGACGGTAAGGACGTCGGCGCGCGCGCGTTCCGGGCTATTGGGAGCGCTGCAAAGACGGTATCAACTGCGAAAGGAGGGCGCCGATCTGTGGCAGGGCGTGCTTCGGAATCCAAGCATGGGCACCGCTCGACGAAGCCTCGCGCTTGAGGGCGTCGTCTCCGGACATGACTGCGATCGCTGCGCCTGGGCTGACCCGTAACAGCAACGGAACCGCCTCGATTCCGCTCTCATCCCCAAGTAGAACGTCAAGCAGTATCGCATCGGGCTGATACTTGGCGGCCACGCTGATCGCCGTCGCCACGTCCGTGGCGATGTACGTCTCGTGTCCAGCAAGCAGTCGCCGAAGCGATCGCAGCAACGCAAACTCGTCGTCGACAATCAATACGCGCATCGTCACGGGCACGTCATCATACGACGAATCAGGTTCGCGATGTACCCAGTCGCCAAATCAATTCCCGCGTTTGTACGGTTATATGTGGGTGCGAGTCGGGCGACTGTGTCCGCATCGTGCCTCCATCCGACCGGCGGGATCTGTTCCTACGGTACATTGCCGCCAATATCAAAATGCGGCGCATGACTCGACGCATCACGCAAGAGCAGTTGGCCGAGTTGGCCGGTGTTGACCTGACCTTCTTTCAACGCGTCGAGACAGCGAAGACGAACCTGAGCATCGATGTGCTCGTGAAGATCGCCGACGCGCTCGCCATCGCTCCGCACGAGCTGCTGCGCCCCGCCCGCTTCCGCGCTCCTCGTCGCGGCCGCCCTCCTATTCGTCGCTAGAAATCTCGACCTCTCGTGCGGAGCAGATGGGGAAATTCCCGTCTGAGCACGATGCCTTGTCGCAAATTTGCGAATAATGCTTGACGTCGTTTTGCAAATTTGCGACAACGTTCTCATGCGCACCACGAACCGCCTCCCCGCCGCCGAATCTCCCGTCGACGCCGCCAAGCGCGCGCTCCGCCATCGGGCCTACGTTCTCGCCGGTCGCAAGGCCGCGGTGGAGCGCCATCGCGATATCAGTGACGACCAGCAGCGCTTCGTGGATGAAGCGGCTGACGCGTTGTATGCAGCGGCGCGCGAGCTTGTGCTCGCCGAGCAGGCCGCGAAGGCGGATGCGGCGTCGGTGATCCAGTGAGCGCCGATTTCGACGCTGACGACCGCGACGCGCTGGCGAACGATCGCGCGTACGCCGAGGTGAAGTCGGGCGACGTCCGCTGCACGTACGCGCGGCCGTGTGGGACGTGCGAGTCGTGCAACCCGCAGCCTTGGACTTGCGATCATTGCGGGTTCAGTGTCTGCCGTTGCCGCGACTTGTTCAGCGAGGCGGCGCTGCTGATGGCGGGCGTGATCGTCGAGGAGCGGTCGTGAGCGGCGCGGAGAAGGATGTGCGGCTGCGGCTGCGGGAGCGACTGAGCGCGATTGCCGCGCAGCTTGCGAGCGCACCGGCTGCGGCGAAGGCCAGCGCTGAGGGGTGTGTCGCGAAGCAGTGCGCCGCGCAGCGAGTCGTCGGCGACGAATTCGCGTACCGAGCGGGCTATCTCGCGGCGGCGTGCGAGGACATCGCGAAGCAGTTGCAGCGGCTGATCGCGGTGTCGTTGTGAGTGGCATGGTCAAGCCTGCCGCCGCGCCCGGCGTCGACGTTCACGAGGGGACGCGCATTGCGATCGCATACACCGTGCGTGCCATCGCGATGCTGATCGACACGAAGATTCACGAGCACGGGAACGAACCCGACGCAGTGGCCGCACTGAAGGAGTTGCGTGCCGCCGTCGAGGATTGGGGCGCGCAGCAGAAGCGCGCGGTGGAGGTGAACCATGGGCAGTGAGGTATTGGCGACCAAGCGCGCGCTCGACCTGAACGGCTGCGAGATCTATCCCGAAGATCGCGTGCGCCTCGCGGGCACGCAGATGGAGGGCGCGGTCGCCGACGTGCGCGGCGATCTTGTTCTCGTCCACTGGTGGAACGGCCCCGACGACGTGGTGGGCGAGTTGGCGTGCAAGCTGATCGTGGTGAATCAGCGCTACCGCGACGCCGACCTGGACGAGGTCGACCGCTCGTGAGCCAGGAATTGGCCATCGTATGGTGCGCG